GGATCCAGCCAGGACTCACAGCCTCGGCGTGGTCGACCGCCGTCGCCATGCCCTCCTCGCCCTTGCGCTTAGCTTCGGCCCAGTCGAGCAGTGGCGTGCCTGACATGTCGGTTGTCCTTTAGAAAAAAGGCCAGCATCTGGCGTGGGGCGGCAGACGCTGGCCCGAGGCTACCCCCTCTTTGAGCTGCTGGTTCGTTTGAGCTTTCTCAAGCCGGCCTTGATGCGCTTGAGCTGTACCTTCTGGACAGACGCATGACCGGGGATGCTGTCATGCTCCTTCCAGCGCCAAAGGGTCGCGAGGGGAATCCCGCTGGCTGCGGACAGGTGCATGAGCTTCGCGCTCGATATCAATTTGGCTACTTGCATGAAGCAGAGCCTGCCGTAATGAAAAGCAAATTGCAACAATTTTGAATCCGCCAAACCGTCCACAGTCCCTGGATAATTTGATTGTTTGACATTACTTTCCATTATGGCAAACTAATCCTCCCAACCAGGAGACACCTAAATGTTGCGGCCCCAACCCACCAAGCTAAACAACATTGCTCGCAAGTATACACGCATGGCCATCAGTGGCCGGCGCGAAGACGCCGTCCGGATGCTGGCCTTCGGCGTGTCGATGCTTGAGCAGGCCATGCTGATCGACGCCGACAAGGATCGCGTCGCCGACATGGCCAAGCTGCTCCACGACACCGTCTCCAACATCTGCGGACGCATGCACCGGGAGATGGACGAGCAGGGACTGGCCTGGGAATACCAGCCGATCGACATGACGGATCTCGACATCGTCCTGGCGCGGCTCCCGAGGACCAAGCCATGAGAGCCATGAGCGACGACCAAGGTAAGAGATTGACCTACAGCAACTACAGCATCGCCGAAATCGCGGACATCCTTAGCCTACACATCAACACGATCAGGCGAGCGATCAAGCAAGGCCGTATCAAGTCGGTCAAGTTTGGCGACTCTCACCGTATCGCAGCCGCTGAACTGGAGCGGATCCTCACGGCCGGTTTTACCCTTGACCCACAACTGCCAACGCGCGGACGGCCAAGGAAAATCAGCTAATGCCCTACGATGACCCCCTCGTCCTGTACAAACAGCTAGCTCCGGAATTCAACATTCACTATCGCCGCAAAACAATCTCGGACAAATGCAAGGTGGGTGAATTTCCGATGCCTCTACAGCTTAGCTCGCGACGTATTGCGTGGCGCTATTCGGACATCGTGAAATGGCTCGACAGTCGCCCCCGCAAGCCCGAGGTGCAGCCATGAGCGACCGCAGCATCCACAAGGTCACCGCCTGCCGCAGCGGCACGACCAGCTACGGCATGGACTACGAATGCGAGTACACGATCACGTTCGACTATCTGCCGGGCGCCAAGCCGATTCTCTGGCCCACTGACCATGCTGACGCCGGCTGGCCCGCGGAGATCTCGTTCGTGTCGATCGACGCCGACGTCTCCGAGCATGGCGCCTTCGCCGATCTCGCGATGCGCGACCTTGTCGAGTGGGCCAAGGACTGGCTGGACGAGCACCACGACGAGCTCGTCACCCAGGCCGAGCAGGACCGCCAACCGGATCCCGACGACGCGCGGGACCGCATGATCGAAGACCGGGAACTCAACCGTGACAACGACAACTAGAGCCGCCGAGGGGGCGGAGTGTGGGAGGCGGCTGTGGTCGCTAGAGTGGTTGGCTAGCATGGCCTGCCGTCTCCCACGCTTTCTTGGGAAGCCCGACCCATGAGCGTCACCCTGGAGCTAACCGAGCTGGAAGCCGACTATGTCACCCAGGCGCTGCTGCACGAGCTCACCGTGACCGAGCTCATTTTGTGCCGCATCACTGGCGCCGTCGAACCTGAGGTGTTCAACACCGCGGCGACCAAGGCCGCCCTGCTCGACGGCCTCATCGAGAGGATCATGTCCGAATGACCTGGGCCGGCCTCTGGGCGATCGTCCTGATCCTCGTCGGCCGGGCAGCAACCGCCGCCGACTACTGGGAGATCGCCGCCTACCGCCTGGGCAAAGATCTCAAAACGGAAGAGCGCAACATCATCCCCCTGCCAGGACGTTACAGCTCCCGCGAGCTGTGCCTCCAGGCCCTGGCCTGGACCCCGGGCCCCAGGGACATGCGGCTGCGCTGCGACAAGATTGAAAGGAAAGAACAATGACCAACCAGGAGATACCAGAAGTGACCGACGCACTGCCGATCGAGACCTACCGCAACCGCTCGCCGGAGATCGGCCAGCTCGCCGCCGCCCTCTGCAAGGCCCAGGGCGCCATGGACGTGGCCAAGAAGGGCAGCACCAACCCCCACTTTCGCAACGCCTACGCGGATCTCGCCAGCGTCTGGGATGCCATACGTGAGCCGCTGTCCAGCAATGGCCTGTCGATCGTGCAGTTCCCGCGCACCGTCAAGAACGGCGTGGAGATCGAGACCATCCTGCTGCACAGCTCCGGCGAGTACATGGGCGACGTGCTGTGGGTGCCGTGCCTGAAGTTTGATGCCCAGGGCATTGGCAGTGCAATTACTTATGGTCGTCGTTACTCCGCAATGAGCATCGCTGGAATCGCGCCGGCTGCCACGGCCGCCGAAAAGGCAGACAACGTCGGCGACGATGACGGCAACGCCGCATCCCACAAGGCCGGCCTGCCAGGATCCGCCGGCGGCGGCACCGACTTCCGCCCGCCCGGTCCCCGGCGCATGCCGACCAACAACTATCTGGAAGACGCCAAGGCGGACGGCCTCGTGGACGAGACGCGCGCCAAGGGCGAGATGCCGGGCAAGCCCAAGGCGAACGGCGGCAACTCCGTCAAGCGGGCTGAGTGGTGCGCCAAGGCAGTCGCCTACTTCAAGACAATCCCGCCGCAGAAGGAGCTGGAGGACTGGTGGCAGAAGGAGACAGAGAAGCTCGAAATCATCGAGCACGCCATGCCGGCGGAGTACGACCGGCTGGTCGCCGAATTCGATCGCGCCATCGAGCGCTCAGCAACGAAGGCCAAGTAATGGACAACCGTCATCACAACATGCCGCCCCTGGCCGAGCGCCTAGAGCTCGACCACGCCAGCCTCAGCGCCCAGGCGGCAGAGGCCGCCGCCATGGTGCCGGCCGCCCTGGATCTGATCACCTCGGACGAGGATGCCGCCGGCTACGTCGAGACCGCCAGGGCCGTGAAGGATGTCGGCGCCCTGGTCGAGGCGGCGCGCAAGAAGGAGAAGGAGTCCATCCTGCGCGACGGCAGGATCGTTGACGCCTACTTCGCCAAGCTGTCGGGCCCGATCTCCGCTGCTCAGATTCGGGTGGTCAAGGAGATCAATACCTACCAGCAGGCCAAGCTGCAGGCCGAGCGCGAGCGCGAGGAGAAGGAGCGCAAGGCGGCGGAGCTGTTCGATGAGCCGCCGCCCGCGCCTGTCATGGTGAAGGACGCCGCCAGGATCACGACGATCGGCGCCAAGGCATCGGCCAGCCGGCGCTGGGTGCATGCCGTGGTCGATCCCCTGGCTGTGCCACGTCAGTACCTTTGTGTGAACGAAGCCGCGGTTAAAGCGGCGATCGCCGGAGGCATGCGGGAGATCCCGGGGATAAAAATATTCGAAGAGATACGCACATCGATTCGCTAGCCATGAAACACACCCCCTCGCCACGCAGCATGTCTCTTGCCGATCGGCTCAAACGCTTCTCCAAAGCAGATGCTTCTGGCTGCCATCTTTGGATCAGCACTATCTCGAAACGAACCGGCTACGCACAGATCAGTTGGAAGGGCGGAAATAGAAGCGCCCATCGTATGGCCTGGGTTTCTGCTCGCGGCCCTATCCCGAAAGGGATGCAGGTTTGCCACCGCTGTGATGTGCGTCACTGCATCAACGTCGATCATCTTTTCCTCGGCACCCACAAAGACAATATGGCCGACAAGACAATGAAAGGACGCGCCCCAAGCGGATCGCGTAATGGGAACAGCAAGCTATCTGACGATCAGATACTTGCTATCCGTGCTGCACCAACGGGATATGGCACAGGCCTGCCGCTGGCAAAGCAGTATGGAGTTACAGCCGCCGCCATTAGTTATGTGCGGCGAAAATCAACTCGTTAAATTAGGAGAAGTCAAAATGCGCGCGTCAATCACAACCACGATCGTCATTGTCCTGGCCCTGGTCTCCAGCATGACCCAAGCCCAGACCGTCTGCTCGACCTACGGCAACGTCACCAACTGCTACAACTCCGACACTGGCAAGACCACGGTCTGCACGACGTCCGGCCACATCACGACGTGCGGCTGACATGCGCGCCATAGCCATGATCACTGCCATCCTTGTCCTGGTCCCCAGCATGGCTGGAGCCCAGGTGACCTGCGAGCGTGGCGGCGGCGGCATCCCCTACTGCTTCGTGCAGGCCGGCGATAGGGGCATGTTTTGCCTTGAGACCGTGTGCTGGCGCGTGATCCGCTGCGGCGAAAGATGGTGTTACGATGTTGAGAGGAACTGATGGGCCGCCCAACCAACGCTCCGTACATCGACATCGATTCGTTATGCGACGCTGCCGAGGCTGCGGGGCTGGCCTGGGCTGATGCCAGTGCCGCTGCCGATGCGCTGGAGCAGACGCGCAAGAGCGTCCTGGCCCACAGCATGGCCGGCTATCTGCAGGAAGGCATGCCCAGCAACAAGGCCGAGACCTATGCCCTGGCGCAGGAGGCCTACACAGACTTCATCCGGCGCATGGTGTCCGCCCGTAAGGCCGCCGATCGCGCGCGTGTACATTACGAGATCCTGAAAACCAGGATCGAGCTGATGCGGACCAACGCATCGACCGAGCGGGCAGCAATGAACATGAGGTGACGCAATGGACATCAACTACAAAATCGATAACGCCATCGAAGACATGGCCATGGAGTCAGCCCAATGGGCCCAGGCCTATGCGATGCTTCGTGTCGCGACAGAGCTGGGTAGCCTTTCCATCCAGGTGAAATACCTGGGCAACGGCAATGCCTCCACGCAGATGGGCGCCATCGAAGCCTTTGGCTTGGCCATGAAAGAGAGCATCTCTGAGTTGGCAACCACGATCAGTGACGCCACCGGGGAACTGACCGGCGCAGTCGGCGACGTCACTGTCGCCCTGACGGAGGCGAAGGATGACTGACAGCCGATGAAAAAGACCCTCAAACGGCTCCGGCAGCCGGGCCAGAGCGCCTACACCGTCGCCGGCATTGGCTTCGAAAAGAAGGCCGACATCCACAAGCACGCCCAGGCGATCCACCGCGCCCTGCCGCTGATCGGACAGGTCGTGGAGGGACCGGCGCGCGACTTTATGCTCGGCCTGTTCCAGCACCATCACAACTGGACCGGCAAGCAGGGCGCCGGCGTCAAGGCCGTCGTGGTCGGGCCAGACGGCTATGGCGGCAAGCTGCTGCGGCTGCGCCGGGTCGACGGCAGCGAGGTCGACATCTCCTGGCGGCAATGCATCTACGGCCAGACCTCGCAGATCGGCGTGCTGCGTCACGAGATCGTCGGCCAAATCCTGGAGGCGCGCGACGCTGCCTTTGCCGGCGAGGTTCTGCTGATCCGCTGCCCGATTGACGATGTGCTGGTCGATCGCCACGGCGTCGATGTCGACCACGCCCCGCCCAATACTTTTGCCGCGATCGCCAAGGCGTGGTGCGCCGCCGAGGGCATCGACATCGAGGATGTCGAGGTGGCCGAGGACATCAGCGGCGTCGACCGGCTGGCCGATCGCAGTCTGGCGATGCGCTGGCAGGCCTACCACAAGCTGACAGCGACGCTGCGGGTTATCAGCCGGCAGGCCCACATCCGGCTGACGCGGGGGGTGTCACCATGATCGACATCGTGAAACGTCTACGCGCTCCGCCCCTAGCCGAGCGAAACGAGGGCATCAAGATCGAAGCCGCCGACGAGATCGAGCGGCTGCGGGCGGCGCTGCAAGAGATCGTGAAATCTGACGGCTGCCACTTTGGCAGCGAGGGCACCGCACGCATCTTCAACATCGCCCGCGCAGCACTCGGGGAGGCGAAGGATGAGTGACATCGTAAGACTGCTGACCGAGCGTCGCAAATTCAGGCACGGCAACGATGGTGAAAAACACTGCCTTGTCCCGCACGAGATGCTCTGTTCGGCCATCGACGAGATCGAGCGGCTGCGGGCTGACCTGACGGAGGCGGACGAAGCCATCCGCGAGTTGCAGCAGGCAGCCTGTGATCGGGAAGGTGGTCTGCGTGAGATCATCCATGCCGGGGCCAACGAGATCGAGCGGCTGCAGGTGGCGCTGCGTGGCATCCGCGCCAAGAGCGCCCAAATGGCTGAAGACGACGGCTTGTGGTTTGGAGCCGCGACTGCCGCTGAAGCCTACCTGCAGCAGGAACTGCGCACGTTGTGCGCGGTCATCGAGGGCGTGTCACCGGACGAGTGCGCTCGCGCCGCCTACGACTGCAAGCTGGCGGTGAAGCTGCCGATGCGCCGGCCACACGGCTCGCGCTAGCGTACCCGGGTCGTCGGCGAGAGAGGCCTCGGAGCAGCCGTAGGCGCGGCCGGCGCACGCTGGACCCGAGCTGCATAGATAGCCTGGGCCCGGGCGGCGTTGCCTTGCGGGGCCGCCTGCTGCGCCTGCTGCGGACCTTGAGCCTGGAATTGCTGGGCAAACTGAGCCCGCTGCTGCGGGGTCATCTGCTGCAGCGCCGCAGCCTGCTGGGGCGTAAACCGCTGTTGCTGCTGGGCCGGTGTCATGTTGGCCGTCGCCCGCAGATTCGGATTAGCCACCACCGGCCGCGCCGCCTCGGCTGCACTAGCGGCCTGTACGCGCTGAGCATAGGCCGCCCGTTGCTGCGGGTTCATCGCCTGCATGCGCTGGGCCAGGGCCGCCTGCGTGGCACCCTGCGCGTAGCGTTGCTGTTCAGCCGGTACCATCTTCGCGAACTGCGCCTGCTGGGCTGCCGCATTCTGGGCCGCCATCTGGGGCGTGTAGGCGCTGCGAATGCCCGACTGAGTCGCCGGCTGTAAGGTGGCGCGGGCTGGCGTGGCTGTCGGCGGAACCCCGTAGTTCCCGGCAAGCGGTCGCTGCCCCGCCCCGGCCAATGCCTGGGTCCGCAATCGAGTCGCCGTGTCAGTCGGCGCTGTCGGCAGAACCATATTGCCCACAGGGCCAGGAGGCGCCGCAGTCTGCCGTATTGCTCCCCCGCTCTGTGTGATGAGCCCCTTCGGCGGGGCAGCAGCCGGCGTGGCAGCAGCCTGCAATCGCGTTGGCGCTGCGGACGGAGCGGTGCCGTAGTTGTAGGCGGACGGCTTGGCGGCAGGCGATGTCGGTGGCTTGACGGGGGGCAGGGCCATGGTTCCAATCTCCCAGCTTCCCCACCACTATAGGCGCGAACCGTGGCAACCACCAAGATAGACGAGATCCACGAGTGGGTCGCCATGTTCAACGAGGAGGCGCTGCTCGCCGATGGATTCGAGGATGCCTTCCTGGGTATCGCCGATCGCTGCGGCCAGCCCAGCTTGGCGATCTACGATACCGAGCGTTGCATCGAGATCCTGATGAAGCGCGACGGCATGGACCGAGAAGGCGCCGAGGAGTTTTTTGAGTTCAATACGTTGGGCGCCTGGGTCGGGCCCCACACGCCGCTCTTCCTCTGCCGGTACAAATCCAAATCCTAGAACCCCTCGCGCAGTCTAGGGCGCGCGCCGTTTTTCTTGTGCCGTTTGCGCCCGCGATGAACGCCGATCTCCGCCTGTCTCGGGCGAAATGAACCACAGTTCCGGCGCCCAACCAGCGCGGATTCGATAGCGTAGGATCGGCGAACCGATACCGGCTTTCGCTGCGGCATCCTTCATCGTCATCGGTCCCCATGGCGTGTCGATCATAACGTGACGACGCTGATTGATGCGTTGATCGGTACTGACCGCCCAACGACAATTCGATTTCGAATAGCCTTTGTCATTGTCGATGCGATCAAGCGACAGGCCGGGCTCGAACGTCGGACCCATATCAGCGATGAAGTTTTCGAAGGTTTCCCAACGCTGGCAAACATCGATGCCGCGCGCGCCGTAGCGCTTATACGAAATGTGTTTAGGATCACGACAGCGCAGAAGCATATGGCTCCAGCGCGGGCGGAGAGTCCTTTCGAGGTCAGTTCGTCGCCGCCAAGGCCGCTTGCATCCGCACGATTTGAATTTGTGGAAATGCTGCTTTGTCAGGATGATGATTTTACCGCAGTCGCACCGCACTTCCCATCGCGTGCGGCGGTCCTCGACGTGAGAGAATTTCACGCACGTTAGATGATGATGGGTTTGCCCGGTAATATCCTCGCCCCACCGTCTAGCCGATCCCAGCGGTATAGCCGCCTCCAAATGTCAGTGTCAGGCATTCACATCGCGGCGGTGCCGCGCTTAATCCTAAGTGTACCCAACCATTCGGGGGCATTTCAAGAATCAATTGATCGATCTCGAGCTCCTTCAGGTGAGGCTCGATCGCAAGACACACGGCATGCGGATCCCCGAATCCAGGAATGATGAAGTCGCAGGCGAGTCCATGCATGTGCGCGCTGGTGAGAGATCCACCTACGTGTTTGTTCAGAGCTGCCCCACGATAGCCGCTCGTGATGGTGACCTCGTTGCCGCCGCAGATCTCCCGCACCCGCTCCATCACTCCGGCCAACCGCTTCAGGTTCAGGAGCTCATCGACGTTGGGTGTGTTTCCCAGGCCACGGCGTGCCGCTGTCTGTGATTGCGTAAACTCTGCCAGACTGAAGTGCTCGCTGAGCATGGCGGTTGGCATGGTTCACTTGTCCCTATGGTCGCCGCCCATCCGCCCGCCGGCAAAGGCTAGGGCCGCAGCAAGCGCGCCAGCCAGCAGCTCGGTAAGCTGACTCCTGAGATTGTCGCACCGGCCGGTCGCTTCGGGATTGAGCCAGCAGAACACCAAGCCCGCTAGCACGACGACACAGTGTACGGCTATGACGCCGGCGACCAGCAAGAACGACGCTTTGACGAGGTCGAAGCGAGGTGGCCTGCCGGCCATGACCTGACATCCCTTTCTCCCCCTACGCCTGGATGGCGAGTACGCGGATGGGGCCGGTGGCAAAGCGAGCCACGACCTGCGTTTTCCCTGCGCCATTATCGCGGCAATAAATGTAGACGGTGTTCGCAGGCGGAGCCGCTGGATCGGTGCGCTCGGTCATCTGGATGCGCCGCTCTCCGGTCGTCAGGTTGAGGCTCTGCACCGAGGCGTTAAGGAACGTCTGGTTGCCCTGGAAGACGTTGGCCTGCTCGAGCAGGGCACCGATGGGCGTTGCTCCGATTCGCATGTCAGCCTCCTAACCGAAATACCAGACATCGAGGACCGCACTCGCTGCCGACTCGATGATGGTGACGTTCGACAGTTTGCTGGTGATCGAAATCGGCGTGCCAACCGCGATCTTCATGTCGTTGGTCGTTGCCGGTGCGGGCAAGCCGGTCGCGGCAGCACCCAGGTTGACATGCACCGCCTGGGCGCTGGGCATGAGAAGCGCCCAGCGGGCCGTGGAGGGCACAGTGAGTGCGGTCGACGCCGCCAGTGACGTGATGTGTTGGCTGCCCACGAAGGGCGTGAATTCAACCATGGTCTTCTCCCTCTATGGCTGCGGCCTGAACACTGACATGGCCGATTCCTGCTTTGCTGCGTTCAGCTCGCGGATGGTCATCTGCTTTTCCGCGGCGCTCATCTCTCTGTCGTTTTCTACGCGCCGGACCTTCTCGTTGATCTTGCCTTCTCGCTCGATGACCTTGGTGAACTGACGATACTTCTCGATCAGCGGCTCGTTCCGCTCCATGTAGGACTCGAGTTCCGCTGCCGGCCGCCCCTGCTTCTTCAGTTCTTTGTAGGTGTTGTAGGCTTCCTTGATGGAATCGCCCTGGTTGTAAAGCTGGCTGATAAAGCGGCTGCTCCCACGCTCCGAGCTGGGTGTCTCCGATACGATGTTCTGGCTGAGCGCTCCTACCCAGTCCTTGGCCGGACGCGTCGGCTCATCGGACAGGCCGCGCAGCGCGACATCGACAATCTGCGATGCCGTGTGGCCAAGCCAGCCGGTGTAGGCGCGCAGCAGATAGTCGAGCTGGACCGGGGAGTAGGTCGATGCCTCCTCGCCGCCAAAGAACCGCGCCACCCTGTTCAGTCCCTCGCTGGCACTGCGCGCCGCCATGCTCGATTCGCTGGTATAGCGAGCCTCGGGGCGCACTCGCTCAAGGCGCTGGCTCTCGATCGGCGAGCCGGTGCGGCTCTCGTTCCTGGCAACCTCAAAGATGGGTGACAGGGCCTGCGGCACGAAGCCCAGCATCATGTTGTCCTGGGCGATCGAGAACATGTTCTTGCGCCAGCGATTGAAGTCCATGTCCTTGTCGTACATAGCCATCGCACTGATCGCCATCATGCGGGCCAGGGATCCCACTTCGAAGCCCATCGGGATCCGCCACTCTTTGCCGAACGCCTTGAACCAGAAGTTGGAATTCTGGTCGTACTCGTCGCGCGCCAGGTAGTCTTTGTCGTCCTTGTAGATCTCGTGCAGTGCCAGGTTGGCGGTTGCCAGGACGATGACGCCCTGGGTCAGGCGCCACGCAGCCTGCTTGCCCAGCTTGCCGCCGACCGCCAGGGAGATGCTCTCATCGGCGTTCGCTGCCGAACGCCCCGCCTTGTAAATGCCCTGCAGCCACGCGCCGGTGAACGGCCGGAGCTCGAGGATGGTGCGGACGATCGGCGACGCGCCCTTCAGCGTGATGTCGTTAAGATCCCGGGCTGCGAACGATGCCATGTCATGCGGCACGCCGTCCTTGATGAGCTGGTCGTAGAACGCGTAGCGGTTCACGCCCTCGGTCATGCCAACCAGCTTGGCGTAGGCCCCGCCGATTCGACTGAAGTAGCCAGCGAATGTCTTCAGCTTGTCCGGCGAATCGAGAATATTTGCGACCGTGGTGTCCTTGACGCCGGCATCGTTGAGCGCAGCGAAGCGCACCACGCCACCGCCGGCGATCGCATCGGCCATCTTCCGGCTGATGTTCTCGGGCCGCTCCTGGCCGGCAACCGCATAGGCGACGTTCAACAGGTCGCCCTTCATGTCATGGGCAGCAAAGCCGCGGACCCAATTGCTGATGACGTTGCGATTGATGTTGGACACCGCCGAGGCGTTGATCGTGTCGCGGATTAGGTTCTTCACCTGGAAGATGGGGTTCATCGCCGTGCCAATCTGGAGCACCTTCTTGGCAGCTCGACCCAGGCCCATGAGCGGGAGATCCGACTGCATGTATTCAAGCGCGGAGATCGCCTTGAAGATGAACGGATCCTTGACGTGGAAGTAAACCTGCTCGCCGTCTTCCATCACCCAGACGGTCTCGGCCTTGGTCTTCTTATCGATGACGCTGTCATATTCCTGGCGCGTCAGCCGGGTGACGACATTGCCGTTCTGCTCGGCCGTGGTCAGCACATTGGTCGCCGCCTGATTGCGCAGCGACGCATCGATCATGTGGCCCCAGTTGCCGAAAGCATTCTCCCATAGATCGTTGTTGAGCTTTTCCTCGCCGCCCTTCAGCGTCTTGAACGCCTCCTGCTTGACCATGCCGAACTTGTTGGGAGCGCCGGCGAACGATCGGCTGTTGCTGTCCTCGACCACGCGATAGAACGGGACATAGAACGGGTTTTCCCACAGAGCGTCGATCTTGCCCTGGGCCGCGGCGTGTTGCGCGTCGCCCTCCGCACCAGGGGCGAAATCTGTGCGCGCAACCGTGCGCTTCAGCAGGCCACTCTTCACGGCGAGATCCAGGGCGTTCTTGTTGAACGTCTCGAGCCGCGCCAGGGCGTCACCGTAGGCGGTCCTGCGATCGGTCGTGGTGGATCCGTCCAGCATCTTCCATTGGCCGGTGAGCTGGCCGTCAGCCAGTGTCTTGAAGGCCTCGATCGTAGGTGCATCCATCAGGCGTTCGCGGTCTTGCGTGGCCAGCCGATCGGCCCGCTCGCCAGCCACCCACCAGATGAAGTCAGTGGCCTCGCCCAGCTTGTCGAGTGGCCGAATTAGATGGTCGATCACGCCGCCGTTCTTTTCGTCCATGCGGTAGGCCTGACCGTCGATCTTCAGCGTGCCCCAGCGCTTGAACATCTCGATCGCGCCGGCAACGGAGTTGGCAATGCGCAGCCCGACATAGCCCTCATCATCGCCTGCCGACTTCACGCCGATGTAGGGATCGAAGACCTCGCGGACGACTGCCTTGCCGGCAGTGCTGCGGTTGTCCCACATCTGCCGCGCGGCATTGATCAGTCCGGTGGCTTCCGGTGCGGCGCGAGCTTTCAGGAATGCCGCCTTCTGCTCCGCCGTGCGCGGGCGATTGGGGTTCTCGCCCATGTTGGCGGGGTTGCGCGGGCTGAACAGCGTCTGCCCTTCCTCGACCGCGGCGGTGCGCAGAGCGTCGGTGATCTCGAAAGAGTGGACCGGCGCCTCTGTCGTATCGCGCATGTACTCCAGGACCAGCGAGCTCTTCTCGCCCCTCGTCCAGGCCTGGTACTGGCGATCACGCGTCATGCCCTGGAACTCGGGATGCTCGCCAACCCAGGCGCTGAAGTGTTCCCACGACCGGGTGCGCTCAGCCCCGAGGGTATCCATCTCGGTCTTGGCGCCGAACTTCTTGCCGGCCTTGTTGGCCAGGATCGGGAGCTGCTTGTCGTAGAAGGCGTCCATGCCTTCGCCGCCGACCTTGAGATCCTCGCTATGCAGGCTGCGAACGGCATACGGATTCTTGGCGAGATCAGGCTCGGGCTGCGCCAGGAGCCTATCGGCTGCGTCCTGGCCGACATAGTCCGGCAACGTCTCGGTGGTGACGTGCTGCATGTCAACGACTGCGCTGCCATTCCTGTCGTGGGCAGTCAGGCGCATGTTGTCGCCAGTGCCGTGCAGCGTCACATCCGAGATGTGCTGGCTGAGATCGAACCGATCGGCGACGGTCTTGCCGACATCCCAGGTGACGCGGTCGTAGCCGTTCTCCGCGGCGTAGCGGATCACCCGCTTCATCGCGAGCTCGGGCCATGTCGTCTTGAATGGCGCGTCAGGAACGCCCCCTGTGCCCTTCTCGTTAGCTTGATAGGCGTCGTAAAATTCCTGCGCCTTGGCCAGATCTTCCGGCGTATTGAACTCCCACCCTACTGGCCCATCGCGGGCGATCGCCATCCGCGCCTCGCCAATCGTGTCGAAGCCCAGCTTGTCGTTCGCCATTATCATTACGTTCAGGCCATCCTTGGATGCCTGAAGGCGCTCGGCTGCATCAGGTTCGCCGGCGGCCCTATAGCCCTTCTTCTTGCCGGCCTGATGCCAGTCGCTCTGGATCTCGGCGACGTGCAGCACCTTCTGGTTGCCCATCCAGCGATCGTCAAAACGGATGTGCGCCAGGACGTTGGGCTCCTGCCAGTGGGATCCCTTGAACGCACCCTCGTCGCCGAACTTCGCCGGCATATCTCCGGTCAGTGCATGGACCCGATCGAACTCCGCCTGCTCCTCCGGTGTCCACTTCTCGAATGCACCTTCCAGGTCGCCGTACTTTTCGATCATCTTTTTGTTGAAGGCCTGATACTCGGGCTCAACCTCCTGCTTGATCGGCAGCGTCAGCAGCAGCTCGCGGTAGTTCTTGCCGCCGCCCAGCGTCCACTCTTCGTATTTCGGCTGGCCTCCTCCGGTCTTCCGATTGATCGCATCGAGCGTATTGAATTCCTGCAAGATCCTCCGAGGCACTTGACCCTCGGGCATCTGGTCGATGAAGTCCTGCAGCTCGCCAAACCGATTGCGCTGCTGGGGCGTCATCGCATCGCCCTTGATGGTCTCGGTGACCTTGATCTCGTTGGCGCGGATGTAGTCGAGCAGCTCTTCCTTGGTGACGCTCTTGGGCTGCTTGGCCAGCCAGTCCTCGACACCCACCCATTCACGCTCCTCGGCCTTGATGCCGGGCATGTTCTTGATGGTGGCAGCCCACTGGCCTGGGGGCGCCTTGGTCTGCTTCAGGCCTTCGACGCCGCGCGTCAGCGCACTGTAGAAGACAGGCGCCGGCTCCCGGGCTTCCCCGGTCCTCGGTGAAAAGAGACTGTCGCCGCTGACCTCTAGTCGGTTGACGCCGGGCGTACCTTCTTCCGGGGTGGAGATGCCGGTGCGGAGGGGGTCGCGGAGGTACGGGCGCGCATCGCCGCGATCGCGTTCCTGGACGCCCGCGCTATCTCCGCGTCCGTCATCATCACGTCCGCCGGATCGTCCGGGTCGTCGCTCCAGGGAGCGTAATACATTGTCGACTTCGGCATCTGGGATCCCCTTGCTACGGGCCAGCTCGCGCTGCGCGCCGGCGTAATCGACATTCACTTCATCTGCGGGTATGCCACCGAGCTTCTCGTACAGGGTCTTCTCGGGATACCACCAGACTGCCTGCAAATCGGCGTTGGTCAGTGGCACCTCGTGATACGCCGCAATACGGCGGGCCTGATTTATAACATCCCGCATCCACACCCGATCGGCACCGGACTTGGGCGACTCGTTGATCCCGCGCAGACCATGTAACAACCTTTCCGATGCGAAAACAACCTCGCTTTTCTTCCTGGTGCCGTCGTCATATTCAGATCGGAAAGTCCTGAAATCCTTCTCGTGCTGCCTCACGGTCTGCTCGGCGACCTCGATCAGCCCCGGCGTGTCCTGGGGAACCTTCATGCCCTCCTCTTCCAGGGCATTAGTCATGCGCGCTGTTTGCTTGGTCAGATCCTGCTTGCCGACCAGGGTGCCGGTCAGCCTGCCCCAGGCGCGCATGAACCAGAGATCCATCGTCACCGGATCGTAGTTGCCGCTCAGATTCTGGAAGAACCCCTGGCCGATCTTGGGGCCCAGGATGGCGGAACCAAAAACCACGGTGTCGACGTTCTCGCCGCCGATCTTGTAGCCCATCTTCTTGAGATCACGCACCGTCCACTCGGTGTTCATAAACTCGATGACCTCGTCCATCGTGCCCTTGGCGTCGAGCAGGCCGTTCAGCTTCTTGAAGTTGGTGTTCATCGGCCCTTTTTGTTTCGACCCCAGGATGTCGGTGGGGAAGCGGCCGGTCTCCTTGAAGTGTTCATAGATCGGATCGGTCAGGTTGGCGTTGTTCTGCACCTTCTCGCCCTGGCTGGTGATGGCCAGGGTCGCGGTGAAGGCAAAGAGCTGATGCGGATCGTCCTTGAGCTCGGGGTGAATAACCTCGGCGATCGCCAGCGCCTCCTTGAACGAGCTCGTGTACCAGTCCGTAGCAGCGCCCCGCTCGTTGAAGGCGCGAATCGCCTCGGCCGCAATCACCCGGGCCAGCATGCGATCGGTCTGGGGATTGGGCCCGGTGATGCGCCCGGTCGGAATACCCATCGCGATCAGGGCCTTCTGCCCTCGGACCATCAGCTCTCGGGCAATGTCCTGCGTCTTGCGGGATCTCGGTTTCATAGACGGCGTCGCGGGATCCAGGATGTCGTTGACGCTAAGCGCGTGCTCCTCCGGCGTCGGCTGGATCGGCCGCGGCGAGAACAGCGTGTCGCCTTCCAGGGTCTCGTTGAACACCCGGGCAATGTTCTGCGCCGTGATGTTCTGGACGTCAGCCCGGGAGATCGTCTTCAGGTCCGGCCCGTCATGCTCGACTATCAGGGCGTTCAGGCCGGCATCCCTGGCGCCACGCACGATCGCCTGGATCTGCCGCGGTGTCGGCACCACCGTGGCGTGGACAATCCCGGAATTGAAATCGACGCGCACTGCGCCGCTGCGATTCATAAACTCAGCCATCGCTTCGGATCCGCCGGACTCGACCAGTTGCTGAGCAATGTCACGGTGATCGGTGTTGCGCGTGTCGCCCAGGTAGTCGCCCCTCCTGGCCACGAACCGATCGCCCTGGCGCACGTAGTCCTGCGCCTCGTGCCGGCCGGACAGGTCGAGCATGGCGCCATCGCTGGTGATGTATCCCGCCTCCCGGGGATTGTTGGTCAGGCCGGTGAGCGCCTTGGCCCGCTCGGTGAGCTCGGCGGCGTCGATCGGATCCGCCGGCCGCCGCGGGGAGAACAGGGATCCCTGATCCGGCCCTCCCTCTTTGTCGTATTTCCCAAAGCCATATCGCTCGTAGGCTGATCCCGCCATGGGACTGCTTGGCGGCGTCACACCCTTGGGCGTGGTTGCAAGCAGGTCTCCCTGACGTTCACCGCCGAACAGTGGCAGCTCTTCCGCACCCTGCTGTGGCGCCCCGCTAACCTGCCGGCCGCGCATGCCAACCTCGGCGAGCTGCCGATCGGCGACACGCTGGCGGGCGGCGAGCTCTTCGCGCGTGGCTTCGCGGGTCTCGAGGAGCGTCGGCCCTGCCGGCTCGGTGTCGGCGCGCCTGGGCGAGAAGACTGTGCCGTCGTCTAGTGCATCCGGAGCTCTAACATCCGCGCCGCCGCGCGCAGGTTCCGCGCCAGCTTGCGGGCCCGTGGGCTGTTCTCCTTGGCGAGCAGCTTCTCCGCCAGGACGCGCAGGTATCTCGGGCGCTGCAGCGGCTTCGAAGGGGATGTCGATGTCGGGGTCGGAGTCTCGCTTGCCGCCACTGTAGTGCTCCTCTAGCAGGTCAAAAACTTGAGCAAGGAGAGGATCGCTGCCCTTTTCAGCCTTCAGCATATCGTAGTTATTCGTCTCTGGATCGCCATAGAAATTCTGGGCGTCAGCCGTCTCCTTGGTCATCCAGCGATCAGTCGCCCTGTCAAAGGCTTGCTGAGGTGTCTCGCCCTCTTCCCGCCGGTAGAGCTGGGCCACTTCGAAGACGGCATCCTGGGGAAGGCCCTGGTTGTTGACGGCGTCCTCGATCAGATCTCCCGCTTCCTCGCGCATGACCTGTTCGCGCGCGGACTCCGTGACCATGCGCTCGTTGGCCACTGACGCCGGCGCCAGATGCCCGCCGCCCTCCTGCCTGATCGGCTTGCCGCTGCGGGAGTAGCGGCTCATGTCCTCCCCCGCCCAGATCTCCTCGCGCGCCGCGCGGACCTTGGCCGCATAGTCCGAGGCCGTGGGCTCCACCGCAGCGACCGGCTCGGCTGCCGCGGCCGGCTCCACCATGGCGCGGACAGCCGCCTGCTCACGCGCGAGCTGGGGAGGCGCTGTAGCGCCCTCTACGATTGGCACAGTTGGCGCTGGAACGGGCGCAGCGGCCTGGATGGGAGTGGAGGGAGCCACCTCCACAGGGGCCACTGGCGGGGCTGCGACAGGCTCTCCCGTGATCGGCCGCGTGGCCGCGGGGACCGGCTCCGGCATGACGGCCCGGCCGCGCACCGGCGCCGGCGGCGCTGCCTCACCCGTTACTGGAGCAGCCGGCTGTCCAGCCGCGGCTGCCGCCCGCTCCATCCCGGGCGACGGCGTGCCAACCGCGGCGGCATCGGCCATCCGCTGCTGCTCGCGCAGCATCGCCTCCTGGACCCGCACCATGTCGGGGCTGGGCTCGGTGGGGTTGAGCATGGCATCGAGCTGCTGGCGGAGGTCCGCTACTTGAGCTGCCGCCCGCTTGGTTAGGCCGGCCTCGCCGCGGCCTCGTGGCTTGGCGACGAGCCCGGCGATCTGCTCTTGCAGCGCCTGCGCCTCGGGGCTGGCCGCCGCCTCCTGGCGCCGCTTCTGATCGAGCTGCTCTATCCAGCTCTGATAGGCCTCCATCCTGACGCGGGCTTCGTTGTAGGGCTGGCCTGGGATGGGGCTGATCCGGCTCGGTGGCAGCGGATCCAGGAAGCCTTCCGGCATCCAGGGCGGCGGCAGCTCGGGCGCCGGCGCGTTAAAGGGATCCGCCCCTTGCTCACGGCGGGCGTTCTCCCGCATCGCCATCAGGGCGGCGTTCTCTTTCTCCGCCTTGCTGCCCCAGCGATGGGCCTCGATTTGGGCATAGACATCGTGGACTTCGCTGAGGTTCTTGAGCCAGATCTGCGACTGTGTCGCCACCGGCCCGCCAGGCTTGATGAAGAATTCCTGCAGCCGCCCCATCGCCTCACGAATGCCGGCGATCAAATCCTTGACCACTTGCTTGGCAGCATCGACGCCGTAGCGCGCTTCGACGTAGTCGACCACCTTGACGGCGTAGGTCGGGAAGTGCGGTGTCTCGCTCCCGACTTCGGCAATCATCTCCTTCACCATGAACCGCTTCACCGCGGCTTGGTGGAGTGCGTCGCCTTCCGCTCCCTGCGGATAGCTCGCCCGCTTCGGCGCTTCAGCCCCGGAGAGCCGCTCGACGTGAGCTAGCCCCTCTGGCGTCATATTCTGTTCGACAACGCGATAGAGAACCTCGCCCAGGTTGACCCCGTCTGTGCCGGGAACCACCGTCTTCTCGAGGATGTGCCCCCACTCGTGGCGCGTGACCTGGGCAGCGTTGCGCTGCGTGTTGTTGGTCAGGAAGATTGTGTTGGGGAACAGCCGGTTGTTGACCACGCCGTCGAACGGGATGTTGGCATCGTTCTCGATGTAGACGACGTCGATCCCCTGCTTGCCGTAGACCTCCTTCTGGACCTCGGCGAGCTGCGCCGGGATCGTGTCGGGGCGCTCCTTGCCGTCCCACGGCTTCAGGTCGAACTCGGTCTTGCCGTCCGGCATCTGGTAGACGTAGGCGCCATCAGGACGCTGGAAGACATCGCCGCCGTTCAGTACGCCCTTGTCTTTGAAGATTCCCAGGATGTCGGCCTGGGCGATCTCCATGGGATCCTCGGTGTCCCGGGCCCTGGCGCGGAGCTCATCGATCTCGACATCGGTGATCAGCCGGCGTGCGGTGTCGATCGCGCCGTCGACCGTGTCCTGGCCCATCACCTGTTTGCCGACATCGTCGGGCGTCTTGGGTGTCGGTGTGCGCGGCGACGTCTCGGTATCGGCTTTCCCACCGCGCCCATGGAAAGCAGACGCAGCTATATCCGCCGGCGCGAACAAGGCCTCAGCCACACCGGAAGCGGCGACCTTGCCCCAGTTCATCTTGTCATCGAGGATGGCCTGCTTCGTTGCCTCGCCGCCGGCGGATAGCGTGCCCTGGCCGCCAGCCTGTAGGGCAAAATTCTTGGCCATCGTGGTGGCCACCGTCTTGCCGCCGGCGGTAACGCCGCCCAGGCCTCCGGTCGCAGCGCCTGTCACGGTGTCGATCGCCATGGCCACGCCAAAAGCCTTGTCGATCTCCGCTTTGATCTCTGGATCCGCGAGCGCTGCCTTGACGGCATTGATGTCGCGAGGATCGACCTTGTGCTTCTGCAGGATCTCGATGGCCTGCTGGCCGCCGCCTGTTGTCGCGCCGATCGCGCCGCCAACGATCGCACCGCCGGCCACGCCGCCCAGGGCGGTGCCTACGATGATCGGCACCATGGCGGTCGCCGAGCCTCCGGCCAAGCCGCGCAGCACGGCGCCGGGGTTCTTCATCACCTCGCCGAGCTCGCCACCCATGAAACGCTGCAGCGGCTCGTTGACGGCCAGATCCTTGAGCTCCTTCGAATCCGACACCAGCGCGCCCAAGCCTTTTTCGTAGCGCGCCCGCGCGTCGGCCAGCTTCTTTTCAAGCGCCGGGATCTGTTGCTGACGATTCTGCGGCATAAGGCCAAGTTGCGGCGGTATATCAGGATCACCCTGCTGGAAGACCTCGATCTGCTTCCTGAGGTTTTCCATCTCCTGCGCGGCGGATATCACCACCGTGCTGGCCATCGCCTGCATCGTGCCGTAGTAGCCGGTCGCGAGATCGCTGCCCCAGGTGCCGCGCGATTCCTCCGGCGCTGTGAGCTTCTCCGGCTTGGGCGGCTCGATCGGCTCCGGCTTAGGCGGCGGCGGCAGCAGGTAGTTCAGGATGTCTTTGTCGCGAAAGCCCTGCTCGCGCGCTGACTTGATCTCATCCGGATTGACGCCCATTGCGCCGGAGACATAGTCGACAATATCGCTGTCGCCGTAGCCCTGCTTGCGAGCTGCGCCGATGCCGTAGGGATCCAGATCATCGGCCATGTGCTTAGCCGTAATTGATCAAGCCGCTGGGAGGCCTGTAAGGCTCGTAGGGATTCTGTATCAACGGACTCAGCTCGCCTGATTTACCCTTGGCACCAGGCACGGTGATGATGTCCTTCAGATCCTTCTTGTCCGGCTTGGTGGTGGAACCCCCGGGCGCGACCGCACCCTTGGTGCCCTTCCTGCTCAGAAAATCCGCAAGGTTATTCGCTTGATCGATAAGCGGCTTTCTCTCTTCATCGAACCTATTCTGGAGCGCCTCACGTCGGTCCCTGATCTCCTTGAGCGTCTCCGCATGGGCCGCCTTTTCCTTTGCGGTAACCGCGTCTCCGGCCTTCGCCAGAACCGACTTTTCCATCTCGTCGAGCTTGCTGAGCTGTGGGGTATAGATCGCCGTAAGATCTCTGATCAGGTTGCTGTTGGCCGTAACCGTTAAACCCAGCGCCCTGGAGGTTTCCGGATCCCTGCCGTTCAACTGCTCGCCCTTTTCATTCAGGACAGGCTTTGCCGGCTTATCAGGATCTGACGGATTGGTAGACCACAGGTTGCCATCGGCGTCGGTGAAGGCCTTGCCCTGCAGCTTCACGGCATTTGCTTGCGCCGTCTTGTCCCGCTCTTCAGTTGCGTCGCGCTGGAGCTGGTTCTCCGTCGATGTATGCAGGCGCTGCAGCTTGTCCCGCTCCACCTGGGCCTCGATGTTCTGCTGATTGATAAACCTCTGGGTGCTGGCCGAGATCGATGCCGCACCGAGCGTGGCGCTCTTGCCGATCTCAGCTACCTTTTCCCGGCTGCCGCGATCGAGCGCGCCCTCTTCCTTCGCCTGGGAAAGTGTTTTGTCCGTCTTCTCCCGATCATAGGTCTGCTCTTTTTCCAGGCGCTGCATGCCGACTTCCCCCTGCAGCTTGATGGATTGCGCCGTTGCTTCCTTTTCAAGCGCAGACTTCATCGCCAGCCCGGTGAAGTTCTGAGTGGCTTCAAACAAGCCAGCCATGGCTGCATCGAAGTTGAATGCCATTATCGCCTCCCGCCTGCGCGCCGCTCGGCACGGTTACGAGGAACAGCCACAGGCGGCGGTGCAGCCGGTGTTGGGAATACGAGATCCTCGCTTGCCCCTGGATGCTTCACCACCCCGGCATGACGCTTGATCTGTTCCATCATGGCCGGATCCTCTGTCATGACCTGAACCTGCCTGCTCATTTCCATGAACTGCTGCGGCTTGATGTTGAAGATTTTGAAAACCTGATTGGTATAGATGTGCGTTGCCCGAATGATGTCGGACATGGTGAGCTTGATGATCTTGGCCTTCTCGGCAAAGTCGAGCGCATGCAGCATCATCGTCATTGCAGCAGGGATCGCTGCCTGCGGCGGCAGAGTGCCCCTGCTTTGCACAAGCATTATCTGAATGAGATTTACGGGAACCAACGCGCAATCGCTGATGGGATCTGCTCGATTATTTTTCAGTCGTGACAGAATGCTGTTGCTGTCTCCCTTCAGGCCCATGTTCATTCCGATAAGAAGAACCTTCATATAATTCTTGCGCGCATTCTCGCTGTCGAAACTCGCTTCAATCGCATTCTCGACATCGCGCAGGGTCTTGTTCTGCAGTGTGCTGCTGGTCATGTTACACCGTCACCGATCCGGTAACCTTTTGGCCGGGGCTGTTGATCAAACCAGTGGGCACTGCCGTTCGCGCTGCCGCTTGCGCTGGCGTTAGCTCTGCCGTCGGCAGTGGATTTGGCGGGGTGATCCATGGCGGTGTGCCCCACACAGCAGTCGGCGCTCGATCGGCCATGTTATAAGCTCGCCGGTTATCGATAGCTTCAGCGGCGTAGTTGCGAGCGGCTTGCGCTTTCATAAGATCGAGTTCTTCTTGGGAGGGCGGTGCCTTACCGCCTTCTCCTCCACTAAAGAAACCTTTGCCCAAACCGGAAAGCATCTGCAGCCCGCCATAGACCAGCATCGGATTTTTCTCGGCCCAGGTGCCAATCTTGCCGAACATGCCAGAAGACTCAGTGGCAGCGGTGTCGCTGCCTACTAGTGGACCTTTGGCAAACTCTCCTGTCCCTGTATTTGAGGTCGTGCCGAACGTCGTTTTTGCCGTCCCCGTAACCGCTGTATCGCTGCCCGCAGTGGGAGACGCTGGCGTCGTGGGCGTCGTGGGCGTCGTGGGCGTCGTGGGCGTCGTGGGTGTCGTGGGTGTAGTGGGTGTAGTGGGTGTCGTTGTGCTGCCTGCTTTAAGATCAGGCGGCGCTGAACTCGCATATTCTTCAGGAACGACATTGCCGAACGCATCATACTCAGTGGCGCTAGCAAGAGTGTCTGTGCCCGCACCGCCCGCAAGCGTGTCTGTACCAGTGCCGCCTGCAAGCTGGGTTGTGCCCGTGCCTTCCGTACCCGTGGGAACAGAGCCCGTGAAATCGGCAGTGGTCACTTCGGGCGGTGTCGCTGCGTTTTGCACGTTGAGCAAACTGTCGGGTGCTGTGGTGCCGGCCACCATCGTATCTGGAACCCCGACTGCACTAGCGGCAGAAGGATCCAAAGAAGCGTAAGCAGCACTGCTGGGGTCAAAGCCATTGACCATGTTGATGGCGTCGTAGCCGCCTGCACCGCCAAACTCCGCAACATTCACTGCCGGGGCAGCAACCTCGGCAGCAGTATTAACGGCAGCGGGCGCGGCAACCTCGGCAGCCCCTTGCACTGCACCGGCCGATCCGGTCGCAGCCTGGGCCGATGCGTTTGCGATTTCAGCGCCTGTACCAGCCGTGCCTGTACCAGCCGCGCCCGCACCCGCAGTCCCTACAAAATTTGTCGCCTCACCCGCACCTGTTGCCGCACTTCCGGCGACATCTGCACCCGCCGTCGCCGCTGTCGCCGCTTCACTGGCAAACGCGCCCATACTGGCAGCAACGCCACCGATTGCACCGACTGCACCAAGCGCCATGCCGGCGTACTGCAGCTCCTTGATCTTGGCGATCGTTCCAATCGCGCCCAAGGTGGCACCAAGAATGCCAACGACGGCAAAGGTCGTGAAGCCAGTAGCAAACCCGGTCCCGACCGCGAGGGCGACGGCACCAATGGAAATTGCGCCACTCATTGTTCGCCTCCAGTGATCACCACTTCGTTGAGCGCGGTGTCGCGGCGTGACGCAAGCCGATCGGCTTCGTCGGTAAATTCCTGCTCTGCCTCGGCAACCGTGGTGGCTGATGTCGGGAAGAGCATCGTCATGTGAATGTCGGTGACTGCAGCGATCACTTGCTTGCGGTTGGCTGCAGCAGGCAGCACGGCATAGCCGGTGATGCGCTGGGTATCTTCGCCGGTCCACACCATGGCATCACCATGGATGACCAGCACCGTAGGAATCTTGATCAAGGCTCCGGTGATCTGATAACCCGCCGGCAGCAGCATCGTGCGCGCATACAGGCCTGCATGCAGGACGTGATGCATCTTGATGTCGATCTGCGGCTGCTCTTGGAGTTGACGTTCCTCGAGTCTGTAAACCTGGGCAATGGCTTTCCTGCTCATCGCCGGGATGCTGGCCGTCTGCATCAACTGGCGGCGCAATTTAGCCTGGCCCATGGCGCACCTTCTTGAAGAACACCCGGTTGACCTCGGTGTAACCGCACTTCGGCAGAAGCTTAGAGAGGCTGCCGCCCATCGGTGCGCTGATCAGCAGACCAGGCGAGCCCATGGCGATAGCATGCTTCTCGGCCTCGGCAATCAAACGAAGACCGATGCCGCCTTTGCGGTGAGCGGCGGCGACAAAGACGCTCTCGACTACCGCGACGTTCACGCCGTAATGCGGCAGTAGACTGATCAGCATCGACAGGAAGCCGACAAGCTCACCGTCTTGCACTGCCGCGAAGACATGCAGAACGCCGGCCTGGTGGAGCTTCCGATAGTTCTCGACCTTGGCGTCGTGCGGTGGCATCCCGTCGATCGCCGTCTCGGCAGCATACTCCGCGATCAGAGCCGGGAAGCTTGGCCAGCCCATGAGCAATTCCCAGTCGATCAGATGCACGCCATCCCAGATCATGGCTGGCACTGCCGTCGCCGTGAGGGTTTGGGTGGGTTCCATTAGTAGTTGAGCCACATATTTGGGGCGAGCCAGTTGATGCCAATCTGGCCCCCGCCCAGAGCCTGTTCTGATATGCCGACATCCCTTATGGTTTTCAGAGCATTGGCCACATTAGTGATGATGTTGTTCATATGCTGGGTCTTCGCTGGCCCATCGAGATCTGCACTAGAGGCAATAGCCGACATGGCTGTCATCGCTTCCGAGTATATTTGCGCCGCACCGTTGGATGTCTCGAGCAGCATCTTGTTGTTATTCGTCATTTGAGTGATGCGCTCGTCGTAGTATCCCTTCTGCTTAATGTTCTCGATGTTGCCCTGGTTCGTCAGCCGCTGGATTTCCTTTTGGGTTTCATTGTTCGATGCAGCGATGATCCGTTTCGTTGCATCCTCCCGTTGGGAGATCGTCAGGTTCATATCCCTCTGGATGTTCGCTACGGCGACCTGGGTCGTGTAATTCATTTCCGCCACGGCCTTGTTGCCCGCGTTGGCTCGCTCCTGCGTGCCGAACGATGTCTGCTGCTGCACCCAGGCGAGGTGCTGCTGAGTGGCAGCCTGGCTGCTCTGGACCCAGCGCGCGGTCGCGTTGTTCTTATCGGCAACGGTGAGCTGGGTATCTTTCTGGATGTTGGCGATTCCCGTCTGTGCCGCGTTGTTAGCGTTTGCCACGGTCAACGCGCCAAGGTTGGCCTTTGTCTGCACGTCGAGGGCGTTATTTGCCTGAATCTTGGCGATGGCGTTTCGGGTTGCATCTTCACGCGCCTGGATCTTCTCCGTCGCGGTGATGTTCATCCCGGCAATCATCTTGTCCGTAGCATTACCGGCTTGCTCGACGGCCAGCGCACCGGCTGCCTGCTTGTCGGCGACAGTCAAATTCGTCTGTTGCTGGATTCTCTCAAGGGTAATCTGAGTTTGGTTGTTAAGCTGACTCGCCTTCCAATCAAACTCGATCTTCTTATTTGCGGTTTTGTCCTGAAGCGAAGCAATTGCCTGATTGCTCAGCGCCTGCGCGGTAGCAACGTCGAGATCTCCGCGCGCATTGATGCCGGCAACTATCTTGGCCGTCTCTCCCTGCTTGCCCGCGACATCGAGATCCCCGCGTGCATTGATGTTAGCCACTTCTTTACTAATATCGCTGATCATCCCCTGCACGATGATGGCGGTCTGCTGCTTCTTGCCTTCGACATCGAGTGCCGAGTCCGCCTGGATGTACGCGATCATCTCGGCCGATCGATTCCGCTTGTCCTCGGCTGACAGGGTTGTGCTGGCATTTATATTGGCAACGAACTTCGTGGCATCCACCTTCGCGGCCTCGGTGATAAGAGCCGTGGCTGCCCGCTTGTCTTCCGCCGACAGTGTCGTGTTGGCGTTCACCGCCGCGATCCACTCGTCCTTCCGTGCATTCCTTTCGGCAATACTCAGGCTGGCGTCAGACGCTATCCACGAAGCGTACTTCTGGGTGTCGCCCTGGATCTTGGCGATGTTGGTCGAGCCCTGGATCTGCGCCGCCGTCATCGACTCGCCGCTGATGATCTTGGCGTTCTCGATGGCTGCGGTGTTCTTTGCCCCGGCCGTGAACTCGAGCGCCCGGTTCTCTGCCGCGTAGGTGTTCGTGGCGGCGTCGGCGTAGGTCTTGGCATCGGCGGTGGCGATCGGCGTGGCCGCCGTATAGAGCGCGGTCTGGCCGGCGTTGACGCCCGCGGTCGAGTTAATCAGACCGCGCGTGTTCATCATCCTTCTGGCGTTCGCCTCGGCCTGCTCCATCAGCGGCGAACCAGACTTGATGATCTTGCCGATCTGGCCCTGGACGGTCTGCTCGTCCGTCACCTTGAGCGCATCGGGATCGTAGCCAACCGCAGGAGCGGCCGGCGTGTCCGGTATCACCACAGGCGGCGGCGGCGTGGCTGTCGGCTGCGCGTTGTCGTTGATCAGGCTAGGAGGCGGCGGCGGCGTAACGTCCGGCGTCCCCGGATAAGGCGGGGGAACATAGGTCGGAGGAGTGGGGACGGTGGTGGGTGCAACGGCCATGGTGTCCCCCTAAGTCGTCGTGAACGTCTTGGTGACGCCGTTGATGCGGATGAACACGCCTGCCGTGGTCGTCCACATATCACCGTTGCCGGGAGTGGTGGGCGCAACGCCGTGCGGGATGCGAAAGCCACTGTTTGCGGCCACGCTGGCCGCGGTCAGCAACAGCCCGGCGCACGACGCGCCACCGTTTGCATACATACGGAACGCCTCGGTGAAGGTCACGTCGGCCCCCAACTTGCGCAGCGAGAAGATGAGAGCGCCCGTTGGCCCGGTGCCGTTTTCCACATAGCTCTTGATGGCAGCGAACGAACCATGGCCATCGGCAAACATGATCGCGCCGCCGTTGCCTACCGCAGATCCTTCATCAACCAGATACGCCGTTGCACCCTGCGCGCCTAACGGAGCAAAGTTGGCTACCGCCTGACCCGTGCCGCTCAGATGCAGCTTGGCGGTGGCGTTGACACTGAGCCCCAGCCCGGTCCCGTCCCACCGTGCGACCTCGGCCGGATTACCCGCCGTAATGGTGACGCTGTTGATGAGGTAACTGCTGCCTGCGCGGGCAATGCCAAAGACCGCCTGCGAAAGGGTGTAGGCGTCGTTGACCGTGCGAAGGAATAAGTTGCCGCTCGTGTCGGAGATCCACTCCCACATCTTTCGATCAGCGCCCATACCGGGCTGATACATCTGGATCATTGTCGAGGCAGTGGTGACGCCGTAGGACCGGATGCCGCCCTCGCTACCCGACGAGGTGCCGGTGATCGAGCCGGTGGCGAGAACATCACCCGTAACATCGAGCGCCCTGGTCGGTTGTGTGATGGCACCAATCCGGGTGTTGCCCGCAAAAACATTCATCGCCGTGGTGTTGCCGTAGTAATTGAAGCGATTGGTTCCGGCCGGGACGTTGCCGTAGAAACCAAAGATGTTGGTTCCGGTGACCAGAGAGCTTTCGGCAATAAACCCGTACTGATTCATGCCGCCAGCCGCGAAGCCTGCAAGGGTGGTCTGTGCGGCCGAGTAATGCCTGAGAGCGGCAAGATTTGTTGCCGTCGCCAGCGACCCAACCTGGGTTTGGTACATGATTATCGTTACCGGAGTAGTCGTCGAAATAACGCCATCATTGTAAATGCCAAAAGAGTGCGAGATCATCGGCTTTGAAATACGAAGGGCGACGTTGCTTACGGCACTGCTTCCAATGCCGACTGATTCAAGGACACGATCAAAATAGAAAGCCTCGGTGTCCTTGAATGAAATGTTGCCCGCAGGGGAAATCAGCATCGCTTGAAGTGGCACTGCCGCTGCATTGGCAGCGCCCGCGTTGTTTGGCGCGAACAGAAACTGTATCGCAGAGGTGGTTCCGTTTTCTGCCAACTTAATCGCAGCAGCAGAACTGTTGGTCGCCACGTATTTCCAGCCACCATCGAAGTGCAGGTTGCCCATCAGTGCGCGATTGCTGGTAATTGTAATATCGCCAAGCGCCCAGATCTTACTGCCGGTGGTGGTAGGGCTAAGAACTGTTGCTCCAAGATTGAGGATGTTGCTCACAGCAAACGTGTTTTGCGTGAGTGATGCATATGACCCGCCGACACCCGACAGGATCATTGTCAATGTCGTACCGGCGGTAACCGTCAGCGGCTGATAAGACCCGACGCCGGTATTATCAACGCCCTCGATAGCCACGCTAGTTGCGCCGGGGACAATGCGAACGCCCTTGGTCACACCTCGGGCTAGGAACGCCGTCGTACCGTCAGCCACGGTGATGGTGAGCGTGTCGGCAACGGCAAGAGTGTTGCTAACAGTGGTTGGTGGATGAAAGGTGATATCGGATATCGTATAAGTACTGCCGCGTGTGACGGTGAAGGCGAACGCCGATGCGCTGTAGACGTCATTAAGCGAGCGCAGGACAAAACTGCCGTCCGCGCCAACGGCATAAAACTCCCACATCTTCTGATCAGCGGGCCTACCCGGTTGAATGATCTGGATCGTTGATGCGCCGGTTCCAACGCCAACCGAACGCAATCCGGCAGTATTGCCTACGGTCGTGGTGCCGGTGATCTGACTGGACGCCAGAATGTCGCCCGTGACATCGAGGGTCTTGGTCGGCGCGACGTTGCTGCCAATGCGTGTGCTGCCCAAGATGGAATTAACGGCGCTGCCGTTCATGTAAAGATTCCACTTGCCTACGCCAGACGCAAGCGAACCTACAAATCCGTAGCTGGTGCCAGGTGTGGTGCCGATACTTGCGGCTGCCAGAAATCCATAATGATTGGAGATCGTGGCACCACCGGCATTCAAGACCGCTGCGCTGAAATGAATGTAGTTCGTATAAGTAGCTACCGTCGCGTTGAACGTCGGATAGGACAGGTATGACGTTGGTGCGCTGTTCGCATCCGTCTGCACTTCGCCAACAACGGCAACATTCGCTGCCGACGCATTGCCAGTGAGCGGAGCCACGATACGGAGATTGCTGCCCAACAAGCTGGTCGTGCCGATGCCGAGGCCGATGTTGGTATTGTCCCAGAACAACTGCTGGCCCGCCGTTGTGTTCTGCGAGTAGACACCCAAGGGACCGGCAAAAACTACCGAGCCCTGTGTCAGCACGCCCGAACCCGTACCGCCCTGCGCCGGCGGAAGCTGCGCCACTGTGGTCAGCGCCGTCGCGCCCGCGTTGATCACCACCGGCTTGTTCGCGTTGCCGGTCAGCAGCGGCATCTTGTTGAAGCCTAGCTCGATGTCGCTGAACTCAGCCCGGATCGGGGACGACGCGCCCTGCGATCGCGTAGCCGGCGTGCCGCTGGCTTCGTAGAACTCGTTGCTCATCGCAATCCCCTGCGCATGCTGTACTGGTAGATCACTGAGTTGACCGTGTAGGGCAGGATGTAATTGGTCCCCGAGGAGATCGTGACCTGGATGTTCTCGGACGTGCCCACCAGGTCGGTCGTCGTGGGTGTCAGCGTCTGACCGTCCCAAACAAAATCGTCCCAGGTAAACTCATCCCACAGCGGCGCCGGCGCGAAACTGCTCTCGTAGCCCACTTCCCCTGGCTGATTGATCAGCGGCGTGCCGTAGCCCAGCCGATAACCGAACTGGAAGCCCGCCCAGGCCTCGCCCTGAATCTCCACCGTCGCCCGGCGGTAGCGCTTGTCGACGCGTGGGCTGCGCAGAAAATCCCAGGCCATCGTGATGTATGCCGGGATCACCGCGCCGTCGAACGAGCTGCCCTTGTCGAGCTGATAGATGTAGCCAAGGGTGTCGCTGGATCCGAAATAGATAACCTCTTCGCCCTCGGACGTAGTCTGCTCATCGATGACGTGAACGGGATTGGGAAAGTAAACCGGAATACTGCCCAAATAACGCTGGTTGGATGTCGTCACATAGAGCCCCGCCCCCGTGCTGAAGAAGACGCGGTACTGACCCTTGGTGCGGTTGATGCTCGAGGCCGAGAGGCGCGTGCGGTTTTCGAGAATGAACGGCAGCACGTTGCTCGTCATCGTGCTCGCGGCGAAGTTTCCGAAATTCAGCGAGGCCTGCTGGGTGATGACACCGAGATCATCAAACACGAAAACGTCGAAGATGTTCTGTACCGAGTAACGCCGCGCGCCGTTGCTGGTATTGTAGTTGACCAAATTCCAATCAGTGTCATCGGTGCCGTACAACATTTGCGTATGGGACGCGTGATAGACGCCCAAGGTCGCCGTCTGCTCGCTGCCCGGCAGCCGCGTAATCGCGGCGATGATCGAGCCAGTCGCGATCTCGCCGCCGCCATTGATCGGCAACCACAGGAACGGCGCGCCAGGTCCGGAGAACAGCAACGAGCTCGCATAGGTGAAGAACAGGTGACCCTTGTGGACCGCGACGTTGGTTGGCTTGTCGTCGGGTAGGCCCGTGGTGATCGGCACATAGGCCTCGCCGTCAAACTCGAATCCCTTGTTGACGTTGTCGCATCCGTAAATGCGCTGGGTTGCCTCCTGGCCGGCGAAGTTACCCTTGTCGAACTGATAGCGGCCATTGGGCAGGATCGTAATGGCCGTCTGGATCCCGCTCAGCGTGACCGTGGCGCCGCTCACCGTGACCGTGGCAGCGCCGGCCGAGAAATTGCCGCCTGTTGGATTGGCGATCACGAAGTAGCCCGCGGCGGCGCCCGCCCAGGTCGCGGCGCTTTGTGTCACCACTCGCTTGATCACCGCGTTAACCGCGCCCTTGATCAGCGTCTGGCCATCCTGCGGCTCAGCCGTGCCGCCGAGCGTGAAATTCACGATGTTCAGCAGCGGGACGCTCACCCAGCCGGTGGGCGAGGCCTTGTAGATCGCCGCCGCGGTGCCGCCTGCGTTGTTCCTGAAGGCATAGACGTTGTCGGCGCCGGCGAACGTCATGGCCACAACGCCCAGGATCCGGCCGCTGCCCGGCACGGCCAGGATATCCGCCCGATAGATGTCGGCCGCAGCCGCCGTGTACCTGGCCCGATCCTCGATCGATATGCTCACCGAGGTCGTTGTCGCCGTCCCGATGGCGATCGGCCCGGGCGTGGTGATCGCCCCCGTCTCGTTGAAAACGCCCGTAACCTTGGTCACGACTATGTAGTCGCCGGCCGCGCTCGAGCTCGTGGTGACAACCGTGCCTGTCGCCCCGGAGCCGGCCTGGGTGATGACCTGGCCGGTCGTTGGCACGTTGGTGAAGCTCGCGACCTGAACGATGATCCACGACGCATCGCTCGGCGAGGGGCGCCCGCTATAGCGTTCGTAGCCGCCGATGCGGCCATAGCCGCCGGTCAGCATGACCTCGAAATTGGATCCCTCGCGCAGGGCGCCGCTCTGTAGCGCCTGGCTGGGTGTCGTCTGATCCAGGCCGCCCGGGAAAGCGTTGGGCCCCTGAATGATGGAGCCGAGCTGCGTCACCGACTCTCGGACGTCGACCATCTTCTTGCGGGGCCAGTCGGTGACGGGGCTCATGCCAGCGACTCCGCGATCGTGAACGACTGCGCCTGTTGCCGGGAGAGCTGGCGCATCATCTGGGCGTAGCCAGACTGCCCGCGATCGAGAACCTCAGGCGCCGATTCGTAGCCGGCGTAGTAGGTCATCGCGAGGTAGACGATCAGCATGTGATACTGCAGCGGCAGGCCGACAGGCGTGTCGTCATCAAGCGCCATAATGGACGGCGCCACGTAGTAGTCGGCGGTGATCGTGTAGGCGTCAGTCGGCGGCGGAGCCACCACCACGATGTCGCCCGGGCCGATCGCCACCACGGTCGGACGCGTCTTCACGGTGCGCTGAGCGCCGAACATGTAGCCGTCGCGCCAGGAGTCGTAGCCGATCGGGCCTAGCGCTTCTTCATCGTTGATGTTGGCGACAGTGGTGTAGCAACGGAAGCTGTAGGGATCCCACTTGCCGAAATCATCCCGGAGAACACCTACCGTGCCGGGGCCGGTGCCGAGCGGATAATCGTAGTCACCAAAGACCGTGAGGAACGTGACGCCGGCGCCCACCAGGTTGGACGATCGCATCCACTGCCAGTCGTCCTGCTTGGTCTGGACGGCCTGCCAGGCCCGATCGATCCACCCTACCAGGCGCGCATCCTCGCCTGTGGGCGTGCCCTCCGTCGAAGAAACCACGCCCGAGACGCCGCACTCGCGCCCCAGCGTGCGGACGAGCTCGAGGCGGTTCACAGCTAGTAGGTCCGGCGGCGCAGCTCGGCGAAGTGAGCCGGCCCGCGGGGATTGTTGTCTACCAGGATCTGGACGTTGGCGACCGCCGAGGGAACGCGATGGATCACGTTCTGCGTGCCGAGCTCGTCATGCTGGGTCGTGATGGTGACGCTCTTGGCGCGCACCAGGACATCGACGTAGCAGCGCTTCATGGTCATCTGCAGGCCAACCGGCACATAGGAAACCGGCAGCGTCTGCCAGATGCCGTTGTGGATCACTTCAGGCTTGTGTCCGTTGACCTCACAGAAATAGGACGTCGGCGCGTTGCGCTCGGAGGCCGGATAGATCTCGATGGTGACCGGCTCCTGTTCGAACATCAGCCGATCGAGATGCTCCTTGTCGGCGAGGATCTTCTCGTCGGCCTGGACGATCTCGCTGTCCCGATCGTCTTCATCGATGATGGGATCGAGCTGATCGATTTTAATTTCGTCTGTGCGTAGTGCAGGTCGCATGAGCCCCTCCTTTTGGGCGGAGAAAGAACGGGGGGCACGAAGCCCCCCGTGTATCGGTTACGCTACCGGCGTCGGCGTCGGCGGTGTTTCCGGTCCCGGCGGCAGATTGCCGAACAGGAAGCCGACAAACGCCTTCAGCTTCTCGATCTGCTCTGGCGTGATCGGCGGCTTGGGCGGCGTGGGCTGTGGTCCCGGCAAAGTGTTGTCGACAACCGGCGGACCACCGGGGAAGCCCGAGCCGCCACCCGGCAGAGAACCACCCGGCCAACCCGGCACCGTAGGCCAGCCCGGCGAGGGCTGCGGTCCCGGCAACGAATTGTCTGGATAGACCGGAATGTAGATCGGATGGGTCGGCTCGAGGCCCGATTCCGGCGGTGGAGTGATCGGGATGTAGATCGGATGCGACGGATGCGGGAAACCTTCAATGCCACCCGGCAGGCTTCCACCCGGCCATCCCGGTACAGTCGGCCAACCTGGACGCGGCGGCTGCGGACGAGCCCACGGCGGAGAGTAGCCCGGATCGACCGGACCTCCCTGACCAGGGAAACCGCCACCACCGGGCAGACCACCCGGCCAGCCAGCAATCGGCGGCCCAGCACCGCCACCGCCACCCGGCAGGCTTCCACCTGGCCAGCCTGGAACGGTTGGCCAACCCGGATGCAGCGGCGGCCCCGGCTGACCCGGGAACGGCGGCTGTGGACCAGGCAGCCCATGATCAGGATGCGGCAACTGGTTGGGGTCGACTTCGTACCCCTGCACGATGAAGTACTTGGCAGCCATGTTTGCTCCTTTTGAGGTTGATCGCCGGGTTTGGTGATTCGCCCCCGGCGATCCCCCCTTTAGCTGACCTGGGGCCGATCCGGCAGGGTCGTAATGTTGGTAAATGTGTAGGTCATGCCCGTCAGCGGCGTCTGAACGGACGTACCAAAGGTCCAGCCGCCAACAGCAGTCGATCCCGCCTTAACCACCTCGTACCCAACCGGGCAGAAGTTGTCGGGGACTGGCCCAAAGTTGGGCGCGTACATAAAAGTGCCCGAGGGGCTGAGATCAACAAGATCCCCCTGCGTGGCAAGCTGAACACCCGTGCTGCTGTAACCGATCAAAAAGACGCAGCCCTTGTTCGCCGTAACAGGAACGAACGCGAGGCCGGTCGCCGCATCGGTCGTTGGCGTGGCACCGTTGGTGACTGCCGTCTTGTTATAGACCTTGCCGTTGAGCGAATAGGAAACGGCAGAGTTGGTAATGGTCGAGGTCGTCCCCGCCACCAAAGTCGCATTCCCCAAACACAGCGTGATAGGGGCTTGAGCATAGACGTCCATATCTGAGTTCCTTTCTACGCGGCTGCCGGATTGAAACCGTTGCCGTCGAAATAGACAGTTGAAGTGGTGGCATCCAAAGCGGTCGTACCGCCTGTGAATGCACCGGAGGCGTTGATCAGGATCGAGCCGACAAGGGCTGTGCCCGCCGGCCCGGCTGGAAAGCCAATGCCGGCTGACGTTGCGCCCTCGGCTCCAGCAACCGGCACAACAACGCCCGCTGCATTAACGTAGAACGACACATACCTGGAACGGCCTGCGCCTACGTTGATGCCGGTCAGCGCTGGCATGTCGGTGCTGGCTGGGATTCGCACGAGCGTGCCGTTGACCGCGGCGTAGTAATCGGCCGCCCCGATCTTCGCCAATGGACTTGCGCCTGCCTTGATCACAAGACCGGCCGGCTTCAGCGAGAGCGCTGACGCCGTGCTGGTGGACTGAGAGAGGGCCTGGATGATCGCCTCTCTGTCCGCCGCCGCTCCCACCTTCATAAGAATTTGAGCTACAGTTGCCATGTGTCAGGGCTCCTTTAGTTGGTGAGAACCTTGGAGCCGACATTTCCGACTGCCATCCAACCTGGGTTTTCAATCATCACGACTTTCCACCAGATCGTGCCGCAATAGCCGCGCTGGCCAAGCGGATCGCTCTTCGACTTTTCGCCAGGAGCGAGATAGGTCGGATCCAAAGCCGACAGACCACGCACCGCGATCTGGCTCCAGGCGTCCTGTGCCGTCACGATGAACGGATAGACGTCAATGTTGGCGCCGGTCGTTGACGCGTACTGGCTCGAGGTCGACGCGACCGTGGCGCCGGCGTTCTGCAGCGACGGCAAATCCGGCGAGGTGATGAAGCGGAAGCGCTCGATCTTGCCGATTTCGAATTCCATCGGCTTGCCGCTCGCGTACCGCTCGACCGGAGTGAAATTCGGAATGTCCCGAATATCCGGCTCGAGATCGGTGTGGCAGTAGACGGTGAAGCCTTCGGCCACGGCGTCGGTGCCGTACTGGTTGCTCGGCTTCAGCACGCGATTGACCGGCGTGCCGTGATTGGCCTGCAGGTTCTTCGCAATGCGGCGCACCATGTTCAGGCTGAACGACCCGTTGACGGTGCTGACGCTTGTGCCAGTGCCTCCGTAGTACTGATTGGTACAGGCGCGGAGCTGTCCGTAGGCGATCTGCTCGTTGACCAGCGTCACCCGCTCGCCGACTTGCTTGATCATCGCCTCTGGGATGTCGTCTTCGTACAAGTGATAGGTCTTGTCCGAAAATCCGTAGAGACAACCGTACTGCTGGACGACCACGGTGATGTCCTGCGCGGTCATCGAGTCGGGCGCCGGCGTCACACCTTCCGAGATCTGATTGGCGGCAGCCATCGCAAGCGAGCGATCGCCGTCAACATTCTGGAAGAATTGGTTAACGGTATTGAAATTCGCCGCGGTCGCGCCGTAGGGCACCCAACGCCTGGCGACGTAGGTGTCGGAGTTGTTCTGTGGCATTGGCACCTGGCGGCCGGAGCGGCCGAGGCACTCTCTGGGTACAGCATGCTTGAGAATCTGACCCTTGAATTTATCGATTCGGCCGGGTTGTAGGCCATAGGTCTGCATTGCCATTTCGAGATCCTTCTATGAGCACGGCGCCAGCGGCGCGGCGTGCGCGTTACTCGGTGAAACCTGAATTAAAGAGGTCAATGGATGATGGAACGTGAGGGCCCGGCGGTGTGCCGTTTCCCCGCGGCTGGACGGCGGCCATGATGCGGTCCCTGCGGGCCATATCAGTGCGAGCCGGTGTCTGTTGGCGTGCTGCAGCAGCAGGGGCGCGAGCCTTGGCCAGATCGGCATAGCACTTGTCGATCGAGCGTTTGGTAATCGCGGCTGAGTAGGTGTGGTTCAGTAGGTGCTGGTACTCAGGCGTTTGAGTGGTCAGCCATCGACGGTAGGCGTTGTTGGTATCCTCGGGCTTGCCGACGAACTCACGCCAACCGGGATGGAGGTCATCAAGATCCTTGAGCCCCTCACTATGAACGATCGTCGCGGCAACGGCGCGCATCTGCTCGGGATCGACCACCGGAGTCGCCGCTTGCGCGGTGCCCCTCAGGTTCGCTCGTTTCAGAATACGCTCGAGGCCGGCACGATGGTGTTTGGCCAATTCAGGAAAGTCTTCCTTCAGCTCGGCGAAATCGTCTTCGGTAATTTCTACCGCGGCGCCCGCCGGCGTCTGGCTCCTCACCTGGTTTAGTACCTGCTGCATGTTGCCCAACGTCCCGAACGCCCTGGACAATTGCTGCTTGAGGTTCGCCGTCTCATCGGCGGCGTTCTTCAAGCGTTGCAGTTCGTCCTCGGTGAGCCGGACATACCTGGGCGTTGGAGCCCGCGGCTCTTGCACAGGCGCCGGCGCTTCAGTGGCGACAGCCGGTGGCGGCGTCTCCTTTGCAGGAGGCGCATCCGAATCAAAGCCGTCCGCGAATGCTGCATTAGCAGCCGCGATCTGCTCTTCCGTCTGCTCGACTACTTCCGCTACTTCAGCCATGTGCTCCTCTCAGTCCGGCGCGCATATTTCTGTGAGCCGGTTCGTCAGCCGTCTCGATCGGCGGCATTGGTTCGCGACCGAGGCGCACCAGCGCCTTCAAGGCCGCAATCTCTCCACGCACCCGCGCCGTCTGTTCCGGCGAAAGGGGGGCGTCGTTCATCAACCGCGCCTTCTCAAGGCGCTGCTTCAGGAATAGCTCGATCTTGATCCAGAGCGGGCTGGTCCTCTCGAACGGGGTCAGCACGAAGTCCTGGTCGGTGCTCATTGCTCAAAGCCTCCGCCCCTGCGCGCTGTGCCAGCGGGCTCGGTTGGAGGAGCGATCGCCGGCCCCACGCGCGAGCTGCGCACCCGACCGTTGGCGCCGTTGCTGCCGTTCTTGTCGGCGCTGAGCTTTTGCTGGACATCGAGCTTCATCGCCACTTCGGCGAGCTTGGCCTTCACTTGCTCGATCGTGAGGCGGTGCATCGCGGCGTATTCCATGACGGCGAGCTGGCGCCGCATCTCGATCTCGTGCAGCGCCACCGTGCGATCGCTCATCACGTCTTCGCGCTCGACCTGGATCCGCCTGCCCTCGAGCTTGATGCGCTCGGCATCGGTTGCCTGCCGCATCTTGGCGACCTCGATCTGCGGCGGCGCCGGCGGCGGCTGCTGGTCGAGGGCTGCCTGTTCCTCTTCGCTGTTCTCGAGCTTGCGTGGATCGAAGCGCTTCGACTTGAGAAATTCCTTCATCGTCTTGCGCGCGTTCAGGCCGTAGGCCGGATCCTTCGCGACCACGAGCATCTGGTTCAGCATCTGATCCTGGATGCTGCGCTCGACCAGCGCAGACGAGCCGTGCGCGTCGATCGCGAAGTCGCCCTTCTCATCGTCGGGAACGTCAGGATCCAGCAGCAGGTATTCGTAGTATTGCCGGATCAGCGGCTCGGTGACGTAGTCATCGAAGCCGTTGCCCACCTGGCGCAGCAGTTGGTTGGCATTGTTATTTTGGAGCTGCATGCCCCCCAAGGTTTCCGGCTGCGTCGGGCCGCTCTGGCCCTGCGTCACCAGGGGAATGTTCGTGCTCTCTTCGGCCAGGCGCATACCGAGCTGCACGATCTCGCTCAACGGGGCCGTCGTATTCGGCACGGTGAACATGCCGAACGCCTGGTCGACAGTGATGTTCGCGTCCGATTGCAGCTCCCACACTTTGTCGGGCGTGATCGTCCATCGGCCATCGGCCGGCTGAATGGCATCGCGGTTGATGACGATCTGACTGCCGGCGCTCTTGCCGGCGTTGTTCAGCATCGCCCGCACCGCGCCGTTGGTGATGCGTTGCGCCGGACTGACTTGCTCAGCGACACCGATACCGAACCACTGGCCAGGGCGCCGGCGCCACGGCACGGCGTGGTAGGGCAGCTCACCGGAGAGCTCGAGCGGATTGAACGTCGCCTTGACCACGCGATCGTTGATCATGGTGACGATCGCGTAGACCTGGTCCTTCAGATCCTCCGGCGGCGATTCCTTCGCGGCGTGGCAGATGCACCAGTAATCATCGCGCGACAGGACACCATTAAAATACCAGATCTCGAACTGTGATCGGCGCTGTTCCTCGGCCGGCTGGTTTGGCTTGTCGCTGTCCTCGTCGCCCATCCCGCCGGGGCCTTCCTCGATCACGGCCTCGATTTGGCTCTTGATGTAGCCAGGCGAACTCATCAGCTCGCGCACCTGGTGCTCGGAAACAAAGTCGCGCTCGAAACAGTGGCCGCCGTTGTGGACGTTCTCGCCGCACGCTGGATCCGGATAGAAATTCCAGGCGTCGACCCACTTGGTGCCCGGGAAAACCTTGGTGCGAACGATGACCTCGATGGGGCCGGCGTCAGTCCTGTTCGCCACGACCTCACGGCGGCTCATCGGGAACGGACCCTTGAGCACGCCAACGCCGAGGCGAGCCGCATCGAAGATGGTTTTGCGGGCCTCGGCCGGATAGCAGGATTCGAGCATCCAGTCGTAGACGCGGAGCTCGGCTTTCTTGGCCTTCTCGCGGGCGAGCATGATCTGCTCCTCGGCGAGATCCTTGGCGGTCAGCGGAACCTGGGGCTCGGGCGGCGCGCCCCCAGCGGCGCCGGTCACTGCGGCCATCACGTCGGGCGGCATCCCCGCCGGCGGCATGCCTGGGGGAGGGGATGGCATGGGGGGTCCGCCGGGGGGAGCAGCGGCGCCAGCAGCAGGAACCGCTCCCTCCGCCGGCGCCGGCACCTCAGCAGCAGGAGGCTGCGCGCCTGCCGCCGGATCCGGGGGAGGCGCGGCCGCCTGTCCAGGGGGAACTTCGCCCGGTTTGGCGGGCCGGGTAAGCGGCACCCCAAGGGTCGGGCTCATAACCTGGTCTTTAGATCTCTTGAGCTCGATGACGTCCGGAACCGGCGTCTCGTTGAACGAAAAGGCCTTGTCGTCTAACGGCAGTATGATCTCGCACAGCTTGGCTGAGCCGGCGTCCACGTACCTGGCGGTGATCGGAATGAAGATGGTGGACTTGCCGTCAGCCGGCGGAAGAAAGTTGCGCGTCAGCGGCCCTTCCATCGACTGCGGCTTGGCCCAGCGGTTATTCGCCATCTCGTGCCGGTTGGCGCCGTCGATGCCGACATAGGATTCTTCGCAGGCCAGCCAGGCATCCTCGCAGCCGGAGGCTTTGCGGGCCCGCTTGGCGTCCTCGCGCAAGTCGGAGATCACCTGGCCAATCGTCGCCAGCCGGGCGGGATCCGGGTCAAGGAACGGCTCCATCAACGCCCGCAGCCTGGGCGATAGACCGCGAGGGAGCCGGACGCGCGCCATCAGGCGGCCGGGGTGTCGGGGGTGTCGTCAGTCACGAGATCGCCCAGGCCAATGAGCTCGCCAACGGAGAGCGGGCCTTCAGCGGCCTTGGTGTCCAGTTGGGAGAGCGGCACCGGCTCGACGGCGACCTCGATCGTCTCGTCGGCGATCTCGCGCCAGTTGGCGAGGAACTCGCCCATCTTGTCGGGCGGGACGGACAGTTGCTCTTCGTCGCCGCCGTTGACCTTGGTGCGGTAGTCGTAGGCCGTGATCAGCTCGTCACGCTTTTTGGCGATAACTTCGAATTCGGGTTGCAGCTTGGTGAGCAGGCGGCCCAGGCGGTATGCGCCCTTGAGCGGCAATGGCCGCTTTTCCTCAACGATTGTGCGGACAATCTGATGGGCGACGAAGACTTGGGCAGCAGTCAGTTTCATCGTGGGTTCCTGCGCTGAACAGGCAAGGCCGCCTAACGCTGGACGCATGCAACCCTGCGGCGGGGGGCACGGTATACCAATACCCCACTAGGCTCAACGGATTGTGTCACCGCACTGACTCAGGTGCAGATCTAGGCCCATGGACGTTCTGGCCGATGCCCTGTACCTTGGCCGAGCTCCGTTTCGTGGTTGGGACTCGAGCACGCAAAAGACGCCGGCACGGACTCCACCTCTCTCGTGCCGGCGTTTCTGCGTCTGGGGGTTAGTGCGCGGCGGGCCCGCTTGCGGTCGGGGTTTCGGGCCGTCGCCCTAGCCGCGCGAATCGCAGCCTACCGCAAATCCCGGAAACCCGGTTACCGGGTTCTGACAAAAATCAAAAATCCCGCAGAACCAAAGAGGAACTGGGTGCGGCAGAAATCTGCTCACCATTTTTGCCGGGGAGAAAAGGGCCCTAACTATCCCGACTTTCCCCGCTTTCCCGCGAACGGAAGGCGAACTAGCCGCAATAATAGGGGGTCGAATCGCCTCATTTAGTGCGGCGAAATGGGACATTACGGAAACAAAGGCCGGGAGTTGTTTCCGTAGACAAACCCAGAACGGAGCCAGGCGCCGTTTATATTGTGCACGCTATCTTGCTGTTTTGATTGGAATTACAGGCACTTATAGAGAATTTTGTCCGGACGCCGCTCAAAATGGCGCTCACCTTCTGAGCGGTTTTGAGCGCCCCGCCAGAATGGCCGCTGACTAACCCAGCGATATCCAGCGCCCTGGCAGGCTTGGCTGCCTTGGCAGTAATTGGCAGTTAATGGCAGCCAATTCCTAACCCATTGATATTGCCCCACATTCCTGTGCGCAAAAAGTTACAAGGCATAGGCTCGGTCTATACCCCCGAAAAACAGGGTGCATCCGCCACCTTGATTTTCTCAGTGAAGAACAGCCCGGGATCCGGCCGCTGTTTTTCTCAGTAGCGTTTAGCCGGCAAACGCCAGTCACATGCCGAGCGTGCCCATCCCGGGATCCGGGTTGCCATAGAACGGCAGGGGCTTGCGCACCGGGCGATCGGTCTCGTTGCGGATCTGGTCGGCGACCGTGGCCAGCAGGCGCCAGGCTGAGGCGCCGTGGCTGTACTGGTCATGCTTGGGCTCACCCGGCTCGCCGGTCGTCATCGTGATGTTGCGGGCGTAGTGCTTCAGGCAGTCGAACAGCCGGCGCCCGCCGATGTGGCCCGACGCCGACTTCCTCTGGCTGTTGTCGATGTAGACCCTGGGGAACATCATGCGGGCGGCGCGGATGGTATCCTCGACCGGCACCGGCTTGTGCAGGGCTTTGACCGATCGCCGGCCCAGGCGGCGCAGCTCGTCGTAGGCCGAGCTCTTGGAAATCGGATTCTTATTTTTCCCATCATGGGGCAGCCAATCGGTGCCCCAGCGGTAGCCCAGCTTGTCGAACTCGGCCACGAATTCGGTGTAGCTGCGGTAAGAATCCTCAAAGTAGCTGATCACATTCAGCACGCCTGGCGCCGGCATCTGCACCAGGATGATGGCCATGGCGTCATTCCAGCCCAAATCCCAAATCGTGTGAACCGGCAGCCTGGGATCGTATGGGACGGAGCGGTAGCGCTCCGAATTGATCATCTCGCCGATCTCCTTGGCGAAGATGGCGCCGGCGACGATCTGCCTGCAGTTGCCTAACCAGATGTTGTCGTAGTCGTCGGGTGCAGTCCTCTCCATGTACTTCCGCTCGGCCTCGAGGACCGCGGGAAACCAGGGATTGTCGGAGTAATTGACCTTGGCCACGACCGCGTCGTCGCGCTGATTGACGACGAATCGTTGAAACGTCTCATCGTCCTCCATATCCGGGTTAAATGTGACCCAGATCTCGCTGCCAGGGACGCGGATGGTCGGGACCAGGATGTCCCAGGATCTCTTGGAGACCGTCTGGCCTTCCTCGACCCAGACAATGTCCACGGCTTCGAAAGACTTGATGCTGTCCACGGTGTGGGAGGCGAGGCCGGTGAAAATGAACCTGGTGCCATTGCCGCCCACGATGTCGGTGTCCGAGACCGAATAGAATCCGCCCATGCCGAGCGCGGCGATGCGGTCGATCAGCAGCGCGTAGACCGAATGCTCGATCGATCGCTGGATCTCGCGGGCGCACAGGATACGGAGCCGGTGGGCTGAGCCCATGACCAGGAGCGCATTGGCGAACGACCAGCTCTTGCCGGATCCGCGGCCACCGTAGGCCACCTTGTAGCGGTGGGCGTTGAGCAGGAAGCCGAGCTTGCGCGGCAAGTCGATGTCGACCGTGCGCTGCGGCTTGGGCAGGACGATCGCTTCGGCGACGTCGCTCATTGGACCAGGAACCAGATCGCCGAGAGCACGAACGACACCGCTCCGACCAGGGCGAGGCGCAGGGCCACGGCGACCATCAATGCACCGGAAGGGTAAGCCGGACGGAATCGCAGATCAGGCGATCGATCATGGCAACGGCGGTGCCGCGCTTGGCGATCTCGGACGTGAGCTCGTGGATGCTGTCGTCCTTGCCGGCGACCACAGCGGCGATGCGGATGTACTCCATGGTGTATTCGGTGACGAGGTAGCGGCCGCCGCGATCCATGAAGCCGTGGGCCATAGCTTCGATATCTGGGGTTCTCTCCACCGGCATGAGGATGGGGATGGTCTCATCCAGGACGATGAAGAGGAACGGAATCATCCTCGTTGCATTCGATGGAGGAATTCGTCGGAGGTGACGACATAGTAGTGCGCGCCGGCGCTCTTCATCGGCTGGCGCTTTTTGAGCGCGATGCCCTCGGCAGTCTGGCGCCAAATGCGATGGGTCGCCCACTGGCCCAGGCCCAGGCCCATCAGGAAGCCAATCGAGCCGGCCCAGGCAACGGTTTCCCAGTCCATCACGCGCTCCCCTGAAGCAGTTTGTACTTGGCCCTTTCTAGCAGAAACACAGCATCGCCTATGCCGTGGCTTGCAAACAGCACGAGATCGCCATTCGGCAGTTCGCCGGTAATCAGTATCTGGACGAAACCCTGACCTTTGGCATCCTCGAGCATTTGGTCCGGATCGAAGCGGGCGCCGTCACCAAAATCCACAAGGTGGAGCTTGACCACGTTGTCGGTCACCGCTCACTCCCGCCTGCCATCGATCAGGTTGGCGCGCACGGTGATCTGGGGATCTCGACCAGGCCCGGGATCCGGCCCGACCAGGTTGACCTGGATGGCGAGGTTTTCCTGGCGCTGGCGGTTGTCGCGTTCGAACAGGCCGAGGTGCTTCATCAGTTTGTCAGCGGCCTCCAGCTTGGGCCAGAACTTGAGCTTGCAGACGCGGCCGATCTGCTCGCGATCGTCGCCGTGGCCGCCCCAGATCTCGGTGACCTCGAAGCTGGCGACCGATGCGGCCATGCCCTCGTCCCATTCCGAGGGCGGGACCAGGCTGCCATCGTCGCGATAGAACTTGCGGGAATCGTTGAAGGCGACGTTTTTGACTTCGCGCAGGGTGCGCTCGTTCGAGATCTCGGCGATGTCGGCGACCCGCTTCGCGGCGGCCTCGAGCTTGGCCTTGACCTCCGGATGCTTCAGGAGCTCGTAGCCCTGCCGATGGATATTCTTGTTCTTGTAGCCGGCGGTGACCGCAGCCTGGGCCGAGTTGTAACCATTGCCGAGATAGGCCGCCACGAACTTCTCGCGCATCGCCCGGTTGTTCGCAGCCGCGAGCCTGCTCGGTGGCATCTTACGGAGCGGGCTTGATCGGCTCGGCTTCCTCTTCCTCGCCGGCGCCAAAGCCTTCGTCAAAGTTTGCCGCGGCCGCGGGGCCTTCGGCGTTCTCGGGATCCACGATGTTGAGGATCTCGGTCATCAGCTCGCCGATGCCGGCCTCGTCGCCGGAGAACGTCTTGGGGGCCGGGGGTCCGCCTTCGGCGCCCATCTCGGGGGCGGCCATCTCGTCCATGCCACCTTCCAGGCTGAACGATCCATCGGCGTTTTTCAGGATGGTCGCCACCACGGTGGCTTCGCCACCCATGTCCTCGGGAGGAGCGGCGCCCATATCATCGGGCGGCATTCCGCCCATGTCGGGAGGCATACCGCCGGGAGGCGGGGGAGCTGGTGCAGGCGCGAGAGCCATGGTTGGTCCCTTCCTTTGTAGGCGTGGGGTATCTGGATACCACGCCTGGGAGGTCGGGGACAGACTAACCGCATCGGAGCGAGATGACTGCCCATCTCCTTAGCGGGCTACTCGCCTGCCCCTTCCCCTTCCGGAAGTCTCACCGCAGCGGGCCGGGGCGGGGCGGGTCGAGGTCACCCGGAATCCGAACGCGCACCGAGGCGACGGATCCGATTGCTGCCCACTCGCCGCACCAGGCGTCGGCGGTTGTTCCTGGCCAGTCGTTGCGCTTGCCGCGGTTGTTGCCCGGGATGAGGCGGCGGCAGCGGCCACGTTTGAGGGTTCCAACGTAGTACTGGCAACTGACGCAGCTCTCAGCCATGGCACTACCTCCGCGGTTTGTTCTTCGATCCTGGCGGCCGGCCGACTCGCTTCTTGGCCTTGGCGACCCTGGCGGCCTTGTCCTTCGCTTTAGCAAGTTTAGCACGCGCCTTGGTCAGGGCGGGCAGCTCCCCCTCCAGCGGCCGCGCCGCCGCTCCTAGCGCCGCCTGTTCCCGGCGCCGGCGGTAACTTTCGAGAGAAAGCCGGATGGTTTCGGGTGGGATGCTGGCGATCGCCGTGATGTCGTCGGGGGTTGCCTCGTTGAGCAGCCAGCGGTGGAAGGTTCCGGCGCGGGTGACGGCTTCCTTGAAGGATTCGAGGACTTCGGGCTGGGCGCGGGCCAGTCGTTTCTCGATCTTGCCGCACATGGCGTGGATCCCGGCCAGGGTCTCCTGGAATTGCCGGGTGTAGTTTTCGCGCGCGACGGCTTCCTCGGCCGACATCTTTGGCACCGGGCTATCCTTGATACCGCGGCTCCACTCGCCGCAGCCTGAGGTGGCCATGACGCCGGGCCATTGGCCAACGGCATCTCCGGCGACGCCATAGACTGGCGGGTGGGCGCGGCAGCGGCCGGCGTCTTTAGTGTTGGAGGCGGCCTGGTAGTGTCGGCATGTGCCGCAAGTTTCGCTCATGGTGGCTCCGTCTGGTCATGGTGGATCGATGGTTGGGGTTGTGTCCGGCACCAGGTGTTTATGGGGGCCGGTTACGCGCACGCAAAGGCAGCCCTGGTCACGATACAGGGCGGCCCATCTTTCGGCTTCTTCCTCGCTGGAGAGGATTTCGACTCCGAGGTCGTCGTCGGCTGGGTCAACGAATTCGACGTGCCAGACCCTGACGAAGAACTCGCTCACGCCGGCTTCGGCGGCTCGACTGGCTTGGGATCCGGCGGTGTCACCGGCTTCTCTTCCGGCTCATCCTCGCCCTCTTCCGGCTCGACCGGCTTGTCCTTGGGATCCGGCGGCGCTTCGTCGGCGGTCGCCTCGTAGGTTGGCCGTGCGGCCTGGTGCTTGGCCATCATCCAGGCCACGGCTTCCTCGACGTTCATCAATTCCATCACTCTGCTCCTTCGTGTTCGCTTCCATTGAGCGCGGTTACGGCAATATGGTCGATTTCCTTCAGTAGGTGCCGCGCCCACTGGGCATGTAGTGCGCCGATATCGATGCCGGTGTCCTTCAATACAACCCCGGCGACTTTGATCAGCTTGTCGTTCAGCGGCGTGAACAGATCCTCGGGATAGGCTTCGCACCAGCAGGCGATCTTATCGAGCGCCTCCTCGTGGTTCTCGATGCGCTGGGTCAGGATCAGGATCTGCTGCGCCAGGGTCTCGAACAGACGCTTGAGCTCGATGGCATGCATCCAGGTCTTGCTCGAGTCGCCGTTTTTGACGAACTCGTGCAGCCAGACCAGTGCCACCTTCTGCTTGTCGGTCATTGCAGAATAACCATTACCAGAGTCTTATTCGGCGAAGGCCTGGCCTAATTAGGCGAAGACCAATTGCCAGATACCCCAGCCGGCCAGGATGAACATTGCCCAGCAGCCGAGGCAGAGAATGATGATCGCCCCGACCGGAGGAATGGCGTCGAGGAAATCCTCAGGCGGATTGGGCGGCCTGGCTCCATACAGGGAGTGTCTGACCATCGGCGTCCTCCATCATGGCGTTCCCACGAGTCCGCCTTCCCGGTCGTCGGGCTCGGGCTCGGGCGGCGGTGTCGGGGCTGCTCCTCCCTCGCTCTGCGGCGACCATGCGGTCAGTGTCTTGCCGTCCGCGCGGGTGCCGGCGGGAAAAGTATAAAAATGCGGCGGCGCACCGGCTGACACCGTGAGGTGTTCCGAGTTGTTCTCGATCTCGCAATCGTTGGGCCTGTTGACCTGATTGGTTATGTTGATGGCCGGCGCGCGGTCAGGATCGGTCGGGCAGAACTGGTTATCACGCGCCACGTTGGAATAAGTTTTATCGTTGTCCGCGTGAAGGACGAGTTCTCCTTTGTAGGGATGGCTGCGTGCCGGATCGCGTGCATTTCCAAATGTTATGTTGTCGCGCATCGTATTATTCCAGCTATCAAACAAGACGATTCCGCCGCCGTCATTGTTGTAGGAGAGGTTGTTGACGATCGTATTGTGATGGCAGGCCTGGTCCGCCTGGATGCCATTTCCGTCGGTGGTATTGCAGCGTTGATCGCAACAAACATTGCCTTCTACAAGGTTGTAAGACCCCGCATCGACAAACGCCGATCCTTGAAATCCACCGGCATACATATGAATTCCGCTGGTCCCTGGCGTGACGCGCCCGTTGCCGGAGATGGTGTTGCGCGTGACGATGTAATGGTTGCCGCTGAGTTCAATTCCGTGAGTGTGGTTGTCCTTGATGGTGTTCATATCGAACACGCTCTCGTCGCCTTCCTGCAGATTGACGAGAGAGACGGCAATCCCATTGCCTTTGTTCGCGCGGATCATGTTGCTGATGATGCGATGGCTGCCGCCGGCTGCATCGCCAATCCAAATTCCCGCACCACAGTCGTGGATGTCGCACTCCTCCACCGTGCAGTGGTGTGCGCGCTGTTGAATTGTCACGCCGGCGTAGCGATGGCCGGACAACTCGAACCCGGTGACGGAAACATAAGCGCATCCTTGCAAAATTAATGCATTAGTCATCTTGGCTTTGCCGCTGCCATACGTGCCGAGCTTGAGCGGCTGCGCGTTGGTGGCCTGCGTGCTGACGATCAGCATGGCGCTCGACGTCGAGCCGCCTTTCTGAAGATAGGTGTTGCCGCCGCGCAGGGTGCCGGCCCGGCTCCACGAATTGTAGGGGCTCGATTGCGTGCCGTTGCCGCTGCCGCCGGCTGACGGATCGATGTAGTAGGTCGCCATTTTCCACCTCTCGTGTTGAGTATTATCCCAGGCGCAGCAGCGGGCCCAGCATGCGCCACAGCAGCAGGATGATCAGCAGCACCGCGATCACCCACATGCACTTGACCACCATCTCGGGCAGCGGCACGCCGATCATGCCGAGCACCCAGATCACCAGCCACACCGCGGCGACGATCACGACGATATAGACCAGCGTCAGAATAAGAGTTTCAACCATGGCGCCGCACTCCTTCCGTCAGGTTTTCAACAGACGCTGGTTACAGCGTCATAACCCAGCCAGGCGCGCAGCCGCCGCAGCTTCTCCTCAGTCCACGTCTTAATCTTCTGCCAGAGCTCCGTCATACCCACGTACCCGCAAAACAGGTGCAGGGCCACTCAGGCGTCGTCTCATCGACCGGCAGGCCATCCCAATCCATGCACCAGTGCGCCTTCGTTCCCTCCAGAACCCGGCCGCGCCAGCGCAGGCACTCCTCGTTCCAGGCGATGGCGCGCTCCAGCGGGTCGTTCACGTATATCGTCATCGGCTCGCTCCCAGCGTATGCGCCCGCTTGCGGCCTTCGTCTAACTGGTCCTTCCTGAACCAGCCCATGGCGATCGCCTTCTTTCGTTCCGCCCGCGTCATGCCGAGC